CGCCCTCCGGGAGGTGATCGATTGGGCAGAATTCCCGGCGCCCGGTCGTCGGGCAGTCGTACGCGGCCTCAAAACGATAGGAGCCCGGGCGGGAGTATGCAGTGGTCTTCTTGAATGCGCGGAATGCTTTGAGCAGTTTCATAATATAATAATGGATGGATGGATGGTTAACTCTGACGGCCTCGTCAGTGCCCGCTTTACGGGTCAGACCGGGGAGGATTGAACTGCCCCGGTTTCGGCCTAATTAGCGAGAAGCCCGAAACGCTGCTTGAGCTGGCGCCAGAACATTTAACTCCCAGTCCCACTTGAGCTTGAGAGCTGTTGACCGCACGCTGTCGTGGTCGTTGTCTGGCCCAAGGGTTGCGAGGTCACAATAAGCGAGGAACACAGGGTCTTCAGCGAGATCGTTTGGATTAGCGAGCTGCCGGGCTACCCGGGTAACTGCGTTTGGGTTAGCGATGTCTTCACGGACGAGGCCGAAGGCGGGGTGGGTGTAGTTGGATGTTTTCATAGATAGATAAAGTAATGACCGACGCCACTAATGAAAGCAGGTCGGCCATTACCCGTACAGGATTTTTTTAAAAAATCTGCATCTGTCCTATAAATGGGTCAAACCCAAGTGCTTACACAACTACAGAATTCTGTAATTTCCACAATTCAGCTCCAAAAGACCGCCTCCTTCCTTGCTCCGGGACATTGCAGAATCACCGACGCTTGCCGCTAAAGCTTCAGCTTTTAGGTTCGAGATGATTATGGTGTCCTTCATGTCGGCGTAACGTGCGTCTATCAAGTGGGTTAACTTGGCATCTTCAAACGGAGTGTCTGATCGCACTTGGATCTCATCAATGATCAGCAAAGACGGCGATATGAACGGCTTAATCGCGTCCCGGTCGCTCGTCTTCTGGGCGCCCCCAAAGGAAGCCCTGAGATCCATGAAAAGGCCCATTGCGGTCGTGTAATAAACGCTCCTGCCGAGGTTTGCCTGCGATCGAGCCAGCGACACTGCCATCTGGGTCTTCCCGGTGCCCCTTGGCCCGATAATGCTCAGCACGGCGCCCCGCTTGTTCAGCATGGACTCAAGCCCGCGCTTGTTCTCGAGCCACTCGTCACCATGCAGCTCTGCTTCCTTCGTTGTCAGGTGCCGCTTCGGCAGGTGAGACGCTTGCAGTATCTTTGCTGCCTTCTCCCGGATCTCCCGGGCTTGAGCCTCGCGCTCCCTCTCGGCGTACTCCTCCGAAGGTAAGCTGATTGACCGATACTGCTTCATCAAACTCTCTGCTACGCTGCTCGCTTCTGTGATCATGTTTCTGCTGTTTTGATTTATGGACTGTTTTTTGGTCTGGTTCGTACAAACTGCTCCATCCACCCATGATTGAGTGATGAATGGCAAGAATGGCCTTTTCCGCTCCAATGGTGGCACATCTCAAGAGCGATAGCCTCTTTGCAGTCGGAGTCATGCCGACTCGATTCTTTTTATCGAGATCGATACGGTGCTGCACCCATTGATCCCAAGCTTCGCAAAACTCTGGCGTATTCAACTCTTCCGGGATGGCAGGGGCATCCCCCGGAGGGGGGACTGAGGGGGATTTCTTGGTTCTGGTTCTGGTTCTGGTTATTGGTTCTTGGTTACTGGTTAACGGTTGGCATCCCTCACGCGGGGATTCCTCACGCGGGCATACCGTCGGCAGGTTTTCCTGTGCCGGGGGCAGGTTTCTTTGTGCCGGGGGCAGTGTTTTTGACTGGTCTGAATATCGCTTCAGCGCACGCTGCCGTTGCACGTCTCCAAACTCCCGAAATCTTTTCAACTCAGCGTCAGCTCGCTTGTTGGAAAACTTGCCGTCTTCCATTACCGGGAAGAACTCGGAAAGCACCGTAGAAACCGCATGACGCTCGTCTCTAGACCGGGCTGATATCTTTCGGCAAAGCGCCTCAACATCCCCGGAAATTGGGCCGCCGTTGAGGTAATAAACGTCGAGGATCCGGCTATAAACGCCGTGCTCCAGCAGGGACAAATGCCCGCAATCCCTCAAATAGTCGCCAATATGGCGAGGGTAGTGATTCATTTAGAATAATGGATAAATTTCGCATTCGATGGATGGCTCTTCGCCTTTGGCCGCGTACCACTTTTCTGTCTGGCACTGGCAGATTTGAGCATCGTCCAGCCAGAACCCGTCTAGCGAGTCCCGGAGAGGCTTTTGCAGGTTGTCGTCGTCTGGTCGCCTCCAGCACCTAACTCGACCGTCTGGATCTGATTTCCGCCCAAAGGCCTTCGGGCGTGCGAGCACAAAGACAAAACGAACCCCGACCGGGCCTTCCATCGGACTGGTCGGGGCGTGTTGTCTGGCAAAAAGGCGCACGGCGTCCTGCCAGCGTGACACCTTACCTTCCTTGAAAAACATGATCCTCCCTCCCCGGGAGCAGATGCGCTTGCCAGCGGTCTGGGACGACATCGGCGCTACGGGAAGGGTGAATCTGTAGGTCATAAGAGGTTGTTGAATTGGTCGGACTGGCAATTCTCACATCGGTAGAGATTCTTCCGGGGGTTGCCCCTGTCACGATGAGTAATGTACAGAGGCGTCCCGGAGATCACGTCCTTTCCTCGAATCTGCTCACTGCAATCGTTGCAAATAAACACATCCTTCGGAGAGACTTCCCGAGAAGAAAGCAGTTCGGCCATAAGCTTAGAACGGGATATCGTCGTCCGCGAGATCTTCAGTAAATGTCGCGGCATTCACGGTCTTCCGGGGCGCTGGGCTGGCAGCCTTCGGAGCGGCAGCCCGGGGAGACGCATCAGCGTTCTCAAGCGCCTTTGTTCTGCGGGCAAGCATAGCAACTAGCGCGTCGGCTTTTTGCTTTGGCATGACCTCTCGCTCCTGCGATGAATCCGGGTTGTTGACCCACTTGATTCGCACAGACGGCTTACCGTTGTAGTACTCGGTTTCACAGACCAACTCAGCCTCAAGCCCGACGAATGTGAATTTCCCGGCGTGCAGGGACGACCAGTCGCCATTGAATCCAAAGGCTTTCTTGAGCGTCTTGAGCGTGTTCTCAAAGGCCGCGTCGGTTAGATATCCACGCCAATTAATGTACTGCCCGTCTCGATCCGGGTTTTCGGCGCACATAATTTGAAAAGGAATTTCAATGAACGGCTTTCCCGGCCCGCCATCTTTTCCGGCAGACTCATCGAACCATCCGGCCAGTGGTTCGCGCACGATTGCTGTGTATGTTCCCGGAACGTCTAAATATCTTGATGCCATAAATTTACTTTTTGAGTTTTGCTTCCAATTTTGCGACTGCTTCTTCTAGTTTTTCAAGTGGCATAGTCTCTGGAACCATGCGTGCGACCTTCTCTGCGACCTCGCCCTCAAACTTGCATTGAGGCACGAGCTTTCTAAACAACGCGCACAGTTCAGCAATGCGCTTTTGCTGAGCGGCAAGAGCAGCGAGCCCGGCCTTCGCCTCCTCATCAAACGAGTGCCAGTTCAACTCAATCGTCGCAGGAAGGTTGAATCGGTTTTTCGCATCCCATCCCGGATGCCAAACGGTGTGAATCAGGCGCCCTCCGTCAACAAGGCGCTCACTCTTTCCGTCCTTGGTGACAAAGATGTCGTAGGTCGCGAACAGAATCGCATCGACCCATTCTTTAATCTTCCCGGAGAACTTCTTGTGACCCTTCAAGCTAAAGCGGTCATGCGTCGGCTGCCCGGGCGTTGAGTGCGTCTTAATCTCGACGTGCGAAAGCAAGATGATGTGCATCCCTTTCTTCCACAACGCCTCGAGTAGTGAAAGCATCGTTGCCAACTCCAGCTCGGCGACAATGTATCCCTGCCCGAAGTCGTAGGCGCTGATGTTTGCTTTTTTATCCCGGTCGCAGATGTGCTGGTGAATCAAGGCTTCCAGCCAATCGACGGTGTCGATGACAATCGACTTAAATGGGCTTTTCCCGGCAGTTCCCACAAGCTCTCGCAGGAACTCTATGAGCTTCGGAAAGCTCTCTGGCTCGAAGCGGTCAACACTGGGAAGACCAACCAATCCATTCTCCGCGCAGACAAAGATAGGCGCCGGAGAGCTGGCAGCGAACGTCGATTTTCCAATGCCTTCAGGCCCAGCAAGTATTACGCGATACGGGAGGTTCTGCTCTCCCTTTTTGATTTGTGATAATAGACTCATATTAATGTACTTATGTTACTGCTTTACGAAGTGCTTCAGATACGCTTCTGCTGCATTGTGGAACATGGTTCCCAGCAGTAGCGCCTCGTCTTTTTCTCCAACCCGCTCAACAGGTTCTTCGTAGCGGAGAAAGTGTAGTCGCGCACAACGGCGCAGGGTCGAAAGCCTCGAGTTTGTCAGGAACTCCTTGTCGCCTTCCTTGGACTCAAGTTCAGCGTGCTTCTGTTTTGGAGCGTAGTTCACGCCGTCCACAGACGCCCGGGAGGCGCACAACTCGAGGAACTCGCAAGTTCCGAATTGGAGGCAAGCAGACGGGTTTCGAGGCCACAACTTTCGCTTCTTAAAGTACAGCAAAGTCTGGGAATGCGCCCATGCGTCGTTCATGTACTCGAGGAGGTCAACGTCCGTTCGTGCGATCTCTCGCTGGGCAAAAATGGATCCCATGTTCGAGCGGATGTACTCGAGGTTGCGATTGTAGAACTCGACCGGGGTTTCTTCCCGGGACTCAACGGAGTATCCCAACTCGGTGTCTCCAGTCTGGCGCCACTTCTTGCCATCCTTCGTCATCACTCGGTTGCCAAAGGTGTCACGCACGACTTTGTTCCCCTCGGCGTCCAGTAGCGCGATCTGAGAAGGTCTCAAGCCCGGCTTCTTCACGACGTCGTAGAGTGAAGAGAAGCACTCTAGACCCTGCGACTTTAGGTACAGGACGTATTTGGATGGCTGGGTGTCCATCGTCAGGCGCGGCCAGTAGTCGCTGTCGGACTCGATAGAGTCGGATGTCGTCTTATGCTCGAGTACCTTGTACAGGCCGCTCGTGCGGTCACGGATGACAGCGTCAATTTTTCCCGCCTCCACAAACGTCCTCGAGGCCGATTCAGTCTCGGGGTTCAACAGCGGCATCTGGAATTCCAGCTCCACATTCAAGACATCATGGCTATCCAAGACAGGCTGAATTGCGTGCGTCCAGCACTCAAACATTGCCCGCGCCTTCGCGGATACAAAGGTCATTTCCTCCGGGAACGTAGACGTCCCGGACTTCACTGCATCGATCTGATTCATAGAATAATAAACTGACGGTTAATAAGTGTAGATGGTTCTGCCGGGGGCGACTTTCACTGACTTTGCCGTCGATTGCCCCCACTTAATCGACGAGAAATTGCTGCGAAACTTGGTCTTGTCCACTGGCCGGGGTCTGGATCCCTTTCCGAAACCGGGCCTGTTGTACTCCTTGAAGAGTCCGTCTTTCATTTTTTGCCGGGCTTAGATTTAAGCCCCCCAATCTTACTGGAAAGGCTCTTGCGTGTCTCAGGCTTGATGCGCGTGTTCCTGAGCCGTTCTTGAGCATCAAGAACCTCCTGCTGGCGCTGAATGTCGTTCTTTTTTTTCACGGCTACTTTTTGAGTTTCATCGCCCGGGTCGTTGGGGCTCCCGTGTTCTGAATCAACTTGCGAGCTGGCTTTTCAGACGGAGTAGTCACCCGTGCTGATTTTGTTGTGGTGTCCGGGCAGCAGGCTCGTGCAGCAGCAGGGTTTGTCCCGATCGCTTTAGACGAGCCCTTGTTGGCGCCCATTGGGTTAACCCGGGCTGCCCTCTCGGAGGTCTTGTAGCCGGGAACATTCGTACAGTCTTTTTTCATAGTCGGTCGTAGTATTGGTTGATGACTTCTTCCACAACGTCGAACGCAAATTCAACCGTCTCCTCGACGTTGCTGCGCTGGAGCGATGGGTTCGCCATGATCCCCTGAAGTACCTTGAACAGGCAGAGATCTCTCGCGTTTACCCCAGTATTGAATGCGACCGGGGGATTTACATCGTCTCCCGGATATGGCGCCACAGGGAAGGCGTTCCAGCTAAGTGCTCCTTTTTTCATAAAATGACTAATCTCCTTGTTTTAACTAGCTGACACATACCGTCAACTAGAATTGCTTGTTTTCCCAAAAAAGCTTCGCAGACGCCGTAGTAAATGTCGGCTTGCCGATCCTTTGATTTACCGAGTTGTGTAACAACACAGTCCACTCGAAGAAGTTGCCGAAGTCTGGCGGAGTCTGTTCCATGTAATCCTTCAGGTGCTTCTCGCACGGGCATCCCTCAAACGGAATCCCGGAAACCCAGAAATCCAGCCAGTATCGCAAGTCCCGGGCTGGTAGAACCTGAGAGTCAACCCGGAGAGCGTACAGGTGAAGCTCTGTCCAGTATCTGCTTCCATGCCGTAGCAGTGCGCTCTTGTTTAACTCGTTACGAGCATCAATCCGCCCCAGCTCTCGCCAGACATTCATAGCCCACTTGTTGTGCTCTTCCCATTTGACTGACAATGCGATTGCCAACTCGCGCTCGATTGCTATGGCAATCTGCCTCTGCCTAAGAGTCTTGGGAGCCAGTTCGCCTTCTCGATTTGTGATTCCGTCTCGACGGCACAGAAAAGCCTCCACAACCTCACGGAGAGCTAATATCAAGGCGTTTGTCTCCTGCCTGCCGTAATCCGGCACTGTCACGAGCAGTTCGTCAGGAGAGATCCACGACCAGTCCCCGGCAGACGGCTTTCTCATTGCCGCCGGGTCTAACGTCTTTATGGTCAGGTTCATTGATTGCAACCCCTACTCTATTTGCAGTTCCAGCGTTTAAGTGATGCGGCTTTACGGGTTGGGCGTCCTTTCTCGTCTTTCATTGGCCCGGGATTGCCCTTCATACGGGCACAGAACGAAGCCTTTCTGCCAGCGTCGGCCTTGGTCTTTGGGTGCGGCGCAGGCGCCTTCAGGTTGCTGCCAGTTGCCGCGTTGATTTTGGCTCGGCCTTTTGCAGTGAGTCCGGCGCCCCGGGAAACAGGAAGCTTATCTCCCTTTGATACAGATAGTTTTGGCGTTTTTGGCATACGATTAATCTTCTTCTTCTTCTTCCCCTTCGGCTTCTTTTCTTAGTCTTTCTGCTTCTTTGACGGCTTTTTCTTTTTCCATCAATTGCTTCATAAGTCCTTTGTTTGGTGACTTTACGCCAGTCAATTGAGCCTCTTCGGCTCCGGGCAAGAGTCGCACTGTTTTGCCCTTGCGATCCACTTGAAACAATCCTCCAGCCTGAATGATATCCAAGGCAAACTTGGCGGCGTCAGCGTAATCCGCTGGCTCTGCGCCAGTTGTGGCCGCTCCATATTTGCCAAACAGCTCTTTTTCATTGAACCACAAAGCGGCCTGCATATCAGCAATCGTCACATTGATGCCAGCGCGAGCAAGCTTAGCTTGAGCGTCTTCCATAGTTGTCTGCTGAAAGGCTCGTTCGTTAGCGGCCCGGGGAGCTGCAAGCGGCGTCGTGCGATCTTGTACCCAGTTTTTGGCCGCTCTTCGCAACTCAGTCTTTCCCTTAAAGCCGCCAGTTCTGAATACTTTTTCCAGATGCTCGGCAAACTCAAGCAAGGCGCCGCTGTCTTCGAGTAATTTGTGAAATTCCTTCTTTGAAAGATTGGGCGCGTCTTCTCCGTAAAGGTACGGGGTCTCCTCACCTTTCTTAATAAGAACCCGTTCGGTGTAGTCTTTGCCTTTTTTAAGCGTTTGATTCCTGTTGTATTCCTCAATCAACGCATCTTCAAACCGTTCAAATTGGTTTCCTTCTTTCAGCGGATCATACTTGAATGAACGACCGAGAATTCGATTCCAAGTACGGGTATACCAAAGGTCAGCAGTAAGGGTTGAGTAGTCGCCGTGCAGGTTGTTGATGAAAGACCCAATCTTGGGGCCAAAGATCATAAACCCGGTCACCATTTGATTTTTTCCTCCCTTAACCGACAGCGGCTCTCCGTTGTAGTACAAGGATGTGTCTTGTTTCAGTTTCTTGTTCCAATTTGCAACAGTGTCTGTTTTGAACAAAATGGCTCGGAGTTGACTTGGCGTATGCCTTGTAAGCAACTCGTGCAATTTCAATATGTTGTTTTCAATTGCGGCAGTCTTGTCGCCAAACGTGCCGTGCAATGCGGTGACAATTTCTGGAAGAGTTTTTCCCTGCTCTAGCATTAGAGTCACCCGGGTTGCCATTTTGGCATTCTCAAAGACATCGTTGCCTTGAGATGCAATGCCAAGCACCGCATCAAAGATAAGGCTCTTGTCCGCGTCGTGCTTGGGAGAACCAACCTCAAGCCAAGGGAAGAGTTGAGAGTACATCCCCTTCATCCGCTTTAGGGCCGCGTCGTACCATCCGATTGCGTTTGGCGCTTTTGGATTTAGTGCGGCTCTTGCCATATGCTGCTGCACCTCGTCTGTAACAACAGATGAAATGATATCCATAGCCCTCGGACTGTAGTCTCCGGGCAGAATTACGCCATCACTAGCCGCCCGATTCTGCAACGCATGAATCATGTCCGGGACGGCTGTTTCCCGCTTGCCTGCAAGCGTGTACGTTGACCTCACAGGCAGGATTTCGGTTCCTGCCAACAACGGACTGGCGCTTCGAGTCAGCGGATCCGTTGGGTACAGTTTGTCGATTATGTATTTGGCGTCGGAGTCACTGAGTCCGTACCGCTTGGCGTAGAGGGCGGGGTCGAAGATGTAGCCTTGCGCTGCTGCTGCTTTGGCGTAGTCGATAAGAAGGCTATCGATACTTCGTTGTAATAAGGACTGTCCGCCGGAAGTGGCGTTGAGCCAATTCGGGAGAATTCTCTGCGAGTCTCTTCCCTTGAATATTTTTTCAGTTTCATAGAGCTCTGAGTCTACAAGTGTTTCGTGTACTTGATTAATTGATGCTGCTGTTTGGATTTCCTTGATCTTGTCTGCAAAGTTCTCGGTTCCAAAGTTTAGAGCTTTTATGCCCTTGCCGTCCGTTGTCGTAGAAACGTCTACGCCAACTTCTCTTGCTTTGTCAAAAACGAGCTTCAACTGGTCGTCAGTGAGCCTTTCAGAATGGATCAGGTATGCTGCCTGAATACCTTCTTTAAGGTCAATTGACGGCTTGTAGGTAATGCCAGCGTCTTGAGCAAAAGCAAGAGTTAGAAGCTGAGTGATTTGCTTCGCCTTGTCAAACGTAAGGTCGGGATGAACCAAATCAAACGATGGCTCAACCTTGCCCTGCCAAGTTCCTGCAATTGGCCTAACATCAAGGCCATCAAGGCCGAAGAAGTCTTTCAGTATGCCGTTAAACCCATCGGATTTTAGAATGTCATGCACTGCGTCTCCCAGCTCTGCCATACTACGAATTCCAAGCGGATTGGCGGTGAATGGAGCAGGGGTTGCCTTTAATGACATCTCTTCAAACGACCTGTTTAGCTTTTTCACTTGAGCTTTCCACGCGGCATCTTCCGGGCTCATATTCTGCATCTTTTCCGGGAACTGCGAGCGCATCTCTTCAATCTGAGTGTCCAGCAAGGCAATTTTTTCCGCATAGGCGGCTTTTTTCGCCTCAAACTCCGCTGCTTTTTCAGGCTTCTTTGCGTTCTTGGCCGACTCGTCCGCTTTAGCAATTAACTCAAGTTGGCGTTGCTTTTTAAGCTGCAATTCGCCCCACGTTTCAACTGCTGCCTTTTGGCCGGAAATTGTTTTAAGCGTATCCCTTAGCTCGGATGCTGTTCTAAAGCTGTACCCGTGCTCTCCGGGCTTGGCGCCGATAACAATGCTGAACATCCCACGTTCATCAGTGATGGTTTTCGGCGTGAACGTAAGGGGACTAAGTTCTAGGTCGCCTACAGCTTTCTCCCCGGGCTCCCCGGCAAACCTTGGTTGGTTTATGGATTGAGTGCTTTGCGCCCCGGGAGAGCCCTCGTTGGGGAGGCTGAATTTAGGCCCGCCTTCCCAGTATTCTGGAGCCTTTGGATCGGTCAAAAACGGCTTCAGCTCGGCGTACCTCTCTTGGCTGATTTTGCCGTTCATCAGCTTGCCTCTCATCAGCTTGTTGAACTGCTCAATCGTCGCAACGTCCGCTTCTGTCGCAAACCGAAACGGAGTGTCGATCAGGTGTATTTTTTCTACTCCGTTTGCATCGATCCCGGAAACAACATTTCCGGCGTGAGCATCCTGAAGAAACACTTTCGCCTTGGGGTTGTAGTATTCTAAGTGCTTGTAAGACGGAACTTTGAAAAAGTTTCTTTCTGCCAAGAAGTCGCTGATTTGATCTTGAGACAATGGAGTTTTGCTGATTTTGACGTAGGGCTGTCTTGTGACCACATATGCCCCGGCGCGGCGCGGATCCGTGTATTCGGCACCGCCTCTGAACATCGCAAGCGCATCAAGCGCACTTGAGCCTAGAACAGACTCAGCATTGAGATCGTTCAAGAACTCAGGCTCTCCCGAATCTGGCTTTACCTTTTGATCATGTACTCCCTGAATTGAAATTTCCGTTTCCGGGAAATAACGATTGTGGATTTTGATTCTGTCAAAGTAGTCGCTCCAGTTGTTGTGGAACAACGGAATGTTCGTTCGCTTTTCAACAAATGGACTCCCCTTATCAAAGGCAACAAGGTGCTCTGCTCCCTTCGTTCCTCCCGACTCTCTCCACCGTTTCAAAAAGTCAGAGGGATCCAGCAGCATATCATGCTGCGCTGCCGCCTCAACTAAGGCCGCGTCCTGTGCGTGTTTTGCGTCCCTAGATGATTGCCTGCTCTCAGATTCGCCTCGAACTCTTTTTGCCTCGCTATCCGTTCCTCGAACGGCGTCTTCGAGTAGTCTTGCACTGCCGCGAATCTCGCCGGAAGGTCTCCCAGCCTCTTGTGGATCTCGGTCGCGTCCTGCTCCACCAAGGCGAGCCTCTTCTCTAGTGTCTCGTTGTCCATATTTAATAATATCTGTAAACTCTTTGTCTTCTTTTGGTGCCGCTTCTGTCAAGTTGAATCGGGTGTCGCTTCCGGCTTTCTCCCCGGGCTCCCCGGCGAACCTTGCCTGCCCGGCCTTAACGGCGCTTTGCATTTCGGGCGTGATGGCTACCTTCCAGATGGGGGCAAGTTCTGGGTTTTCAAATACTTCTCCAGCTTTAGTTTCAGATCGATCAATGGCTCTCTGAGCGCCTTCACGGCTAGTGTATCCGTCGTCTGAAGGAATATCTCTGTTCCCGCGAACCGACCATGCCATATCAGTTACAACGTCAGACTTTTCAACACTTGCCCCCCACTGCTTGACGTATTTGCCAATCTCCTTTGGAAGCATGACGTCGTAAAAGCCCTTCATGCCTTCTCCGCCAAGCTTTAAATCAACGCCATCGTATACTTCTCTATCTCCAGCTTCTTTTTGATTTTCGACTATTTTTTTTGCCAGTTCTTTGCCAATTGTCGCTTCAAGCTCGGACTCGGTTGTGATTCCTTTTTGAAAAACAGCAACTCCTTGATCTCTACCTTCAATGTGCCAGCCATCTTCTTCCCTGCAAACAAGCAAAGCGTCAATTTTTGAGGCTAATTTATATCGATCAGCCTGCGCCTCCCCGGCAGTCCATCCAATCCACTCTTTGCCGTCGGCAACGGCTTTCTGTAGCGCGTACTTGAAAAGCTGAATGCTGTAATCATTGCGAAACGGAGCGTCTGAAATGCCTTTTGTATAATGCTTTTCCTTGCCTGACTTGTGCGCCTCCATTTCGGACTCAACGTCATGTAAGGCAAGGTTTATAACGTCAATTTCGTTTAAAATTTTTGCTGTGGATTCATTGATTTGATCAACTTTTTTAATTTGCTCTGCGCTCATTTCATCCCGCCTGCCCGGCATTGATCGCAATTCTTTGCGAGCGTCTTTGTAAGCCTTAAAAAGCCTTTCGCTTTCTTCATTTAAAACAGCAATGTCCGACTCGTATTTTGGGCGCATCGCCTCAAACGAGATTCTTTCCCTGTATCCAATCGGCTTATCGTTTTCGTCTTTTTTGCGAGCATCCTTATGCAAATCAGACTGCAACTCTTCGATCAAGCGACCAGTGCCGTGGTCTGCTGTCCTCATGTGCGCGACGTAGTTTTCAACGTCTTGAAAGTGGCGAGATGTGTAAGATCTAATTTTGTACTGGCCTGAATTTATCCTGTCCGAAAGCATCTTAAAAGCAGCATCTTGCGTCGGCCCGTAGCCATAGTTTGTTAAATTCGGAATTCGTGCCTGAATGCCATCTTCGGTCTTTGTGTATGTAACATCAGACGGGTCAAAAACAGGCGGCATACGGAGAATAACTTCTTCGTAGTTCTTACCCCCGGGAAGCGCGTACTGGGAATATGTGGTCGGGTCTTGGCCCCTAACCTCTCGCATCCCAACCATCGACTCAGCATCCGCCTGAATAGACTCATCAATCGCGTCTAAAGCTTCTTGCTCAGATTCGTAACTTCTTTCAAATCTATGATACGAGCCGTCATCAAGCCTAGTCCTTTGAATTATGCTATCACTAAGGGCATCAACAATGTTCCATTCTCCAGTTTCGCTTATGCTCGCATAAAGGTCAGAGTCGTTTTTCAACTCTGAGTACAGCCTCCTTATGCCGTCATCCATTGCCTTTTTGGCGGCTTCGTATGTGTCGTAAGTCTCGGTCTCTCCTTGGTACGTTACGTCATATTTTGAAATCTTGTCATTCTGACTGAATGTTTGAACTTCAAATTTTGCGGCGTAGTTGCTCTTCAAAAAGTTGGCAATGTCCTCTTTGGACACAAAGCCTTTTTCGGCCTGCAACTTCTCAATGTGGGGAATGATTCCACTCCACTTTAGCTCGTCTGGCTTAACTCCAGACCCTTTTTGCGGATCCAGAATACCCTTAATTTGCTCGGCAGACGCCTTGCTTGGCATTTTGTCCAGCAACACTCGCCCGGCCTTAGAGTAGAAGCCGGGAGCAACCATAGTCGGGTCTTCCTCTGCTTCCGGGCGCTCTCCAGCAAACTTAACTCTACTGATGTTTCGCGCAACAATCCCTCCCCTTGGCGCCGGGCGCGGCTCAATTGCTTCGACATCGCTAAGCGGGAACCCCCACTTGGAAGCGCCGGGCTTGATGTCGTATTTGGATCCAGCAGGCACAAGGTGTCTACGCTCGTCTGCCCGGAAGCTCGCCTCGTCCTTGTACTCGATCGGCTCTCCGATATTTGCAAAGCCAACAATCTTGGCGTCGTCCGCTGTCTTCTTAGTTGAAATAAGCCCAACGCGCTTGCCAATGTAGGACTTTAGCGAAATTGGGTTATCGCGGGTCTCAATCGTCTTTTCTCCGCTCAGGATTTGAGCCGTAAACGGCAACTCAGAATCGTTGATGTTGATTCCCATCCGAGGCAAGACGCGCTCGGTTTCTTTGGCTTGCCGTTGAGGAGCCGTCTCCGGCGTCTGCCCCGCCTCACGAGGCTCCCCGGCAAGGTTGTAGATTGCCTTTCCGTAGTCTACCGGGAGCTTCGGCGCTGTAGGATCCGGGTTCAAAACAATCCCGGCGATGTGCCGCAAGTTTCTCGAGCGAACAAGCACGTTCGGGTTGGATGACTTCTCATCAGCCTTTTGTTCAGCCGTCAGCTTAACATTCGGGAGCACCGTCCTGTCGTCATTTGTGTGGACGGTCTCTTTGTTGTACATATTCAAAAAGTCATTGAATACGTCGCGCTTTTGCTTGGCCTTTGCCTCGTTTGCGTCAAGCCCCACCCAGCCTTCTCGCCCCTCCATCCAATTGCGAAGGTACACGTTAGCAAACTCGTTAACAAAATTGTTTTTGTTGAAGTTCCAGTCCTTCAGACGACTGGGCATATGCTGCGCCCAACGGTCGAGCTTCTCTTCCATCGAGGAGACGTCAAACGTCGTGACTAACCAAGTGCCAGCCTTTGAAAGGTGAAGCCCAATCGGAACCATCTCGACGTGCTTTGGCGAAAACTCGACGTAGGATCCGTTGCGAGCGTATCGGTTGGCGTAGTCAATAATGTAGCGTGATCCGTCGGCCCGATCAATTGCGTCAGTGAGCGTAAACAACAGCGTCTTTACGGATAGCGGAACGACGTTTTCTGGCAGTGCTGCGATTGCCCTTTTTTGCGCGTCCGTAAGCTTGCCGCGATACGTTAAGCCGTCTTCGGAAACAGCCCGGAACCTTCCCGGGGTGCCTTCATCTCCAGAGTTGTCGATAGCGTAGCGAATTGCTGCCTCTCGATTTCGGATGGTCTTCTTTACGTTAGCTCCACCGAGTTCAACGGGAACTCCGTTGTTATCGTAAATAACCTCTCTGCGAATTGTGACCTTCCCGCCTTCAGGCACGTTAATGAAGTCCGGGAGGGATCCAAATCCCCGCACTCGCTTTGGCTCTGCCTTCCCCGTCTCCGGGTTAACGGAGTGCTCCCAATCACCTTCAAAAGTGCCTTCAGGCAGATCAACAATTTGCTTCTCTCCGGCACTGTTTTCGATTGTAGCGCGAACCCGGGTCGCAAACATCCCGTCGTCTTTTGCGTAGTGATCGACGAGCTTTTTGTTCTTGGTGAATTCGCCCTTGGTGATTTTTGGGGTCACCTTCGAGTTGTTGTACTGCATCTGCCCTTGCAAATCCGAAACAGCGCGAAGCACTCGAATATTTGCGTCCACCAACTCTTTTGAAAAACGAACCCCTGTCTCTCCACCAGTATAGTCTCCAGCAGATAAATTTGCCGCCTCCCTGACAGCGTTCCCGAGATTTGTCTCCGCCATGTACTTGGTCGTGAACCAGTCCAGCAACCCGGCAACCGGGCCAAATCTGTTGGAATTAATGCCATGCAGGAATCCTGAACCGATCAAATCGGCCAGCACTTCTTCTTTCATGTACTCAACAGCGGCAACATCGTTGACCTTGTTGTTTTCAGCATCCCACAGACCGTTTGACTCGCACCATTTTTGGAAGTCGTTGTCCTTTAACCCGCCAAGATATTCTTCGCGAAAAAGCTTCAGCAGTTCTTCCGGCTTCAAAGCCCCCTCTTCTTTCCGAAGCACCTCTCCATTCAAGTCGACGTCTTCATGTCCAAATAGGTACGCGACAATTCCTGCGTACTTTTCATTGAACTCCTGTCGGTCTCGAGCGGCGTGCCCGGCCTCGTGCGCTATCAGTTGAGCCAACGGCTTATTGTGCGCCGTCTGAGCTTGATTCACGCGATCCATGTTGATGATGAGCGCGTCTTTCAAGGGATCAAAAACAATTGCCCCTTCGGACGTTTTGATCTGACCATTTGGAAGCATGACGTCTCCAGAGCGGAGCATTCGCATTCCCCGGCGATTCGCCATATCCCGTAAGATTGCGTCGTTATGAGCTTCCACTTCGGGCGTAGCGTTTGTGAATAGAAGCGGGTTTGCGGCGCGTAGCTTCTGATAAATCTCCTCCCCGGTGAGAAGCTCAATACCAAGCGTCTTCCCGGGTGTCAGGGCGCCGGAGTACGTCTGATCAATATCCGCCATCAGGTGACCCATTTCGCGCTTGTACGCGAGCCTAGTGCCGTTTGTAGCGTTCTCCATCCCGTGATACTGGGCGGCGAGCCGCCTTGCCTTAGCTTCAGACTCAGACAACTTTGCCTGAGCCGCCTCGATTCCATCATGGGCAGCCTGAACTTGTTCCGGCGTGCCCCCTCCAAAAACAGCCTGCTGCCTCGCGGCCTCGGCCTGCTGAAGCTCTTGTTCTGCCTCGAGAACTTTGGAGTGCTCTTTTTCAAAAGCGATTCTGTTTTGTTCAATAACAGCCTCCCAGCTCCCTACTCTTTCAAAGTTTGCACGAGCCTCCGGGGACATCGCATTAATTGTGATGCGGGCCTGATGGTCGTTACGATTATTTTCGGCGGCTGCCACTTTTGGGTCTTTCCCCATCGCGTGCGAGTATACCCCCGTGATCCACGATAGGTATGCGCCCTCTCCCCAAGTGTCCAACATCCCGACGGCGTCTTGGTTATTAAAGATACCAAGCGGGATGGCAAGCTTACCCATCTCTACGCCCCGCCCGATGTAGTCTGTCAAGTTTCTGGCGGCCCAAGAAATCGATGAAGGTTTTACGCCAACCTTTTCAGCGGTAGCCGCAAGACCTTTCGTCCATCCCGAGGACTCTGGCATGATCGACGCCGCCGTAAACGCATCAATACGCCCTCCTCCAGCCGCCCTCCTGCCCCGGATAAGGTCTCTGGCAACCATCGGGGCAGCCAATAGCCCGGCGCCGCCAAGAGCGCCGTAAATGAACCCTTGTGACGGGTTGTCGCTGTTTATCGCACTTCCCGCAGCCCCAGCTACGCCCGCCGCCCCGGTCACCTCGAGGGCACGCCTAGCGGCGCCTTGAGCCTCTTTTGGAAGCTTTGATATAGCGTCATCAATGCTGTTCGAGATTCCCTGAATCTTTTGACCTGCTTTTTCAGCAAGATTTCCGGCGCCAATCACGACATCTCCAGCAACGTTTCCCTTTTGAATAGCCTCTGCCTCGGCTTGCAGTCTCGCATTTCGTAGTGCATCGGCAGCCTCTGGGCCTTGCTCAATATAAGCAAGCTTCTCTTCCGCTTGAAGCCCAGCGGTCTCAGCATTAAATCTTTCCAGATACCGCGCTTTTGCTGCGCCGGACATCCCGGACGTCTCGCGATTAATTGCTCTGGATACCGCTTTTTCAATGCGCCTAGCAGTGCTAAATCCATGAAGTATTTTTTCGGCGTACCAAAACTCATTTCCGCCGGGAACCGCAAAAGAGGCGAGCAATTCGGCGTCTGGGTTCTGCTTGTATTTTTCGGTTTCCTGCATCAGATCCTGAATGATCTGATCCCCGGCGCCCTTGGCTTGTTCTACCCTAATTTTTTCGGCATTCTCCCTAGTGCGCTGCCCCGGGGGCAACGAGGCCATAATATCTTCAACAGTTGGCCCGAGCGTCCGCACTGCTGCTGCTGCTGTTGCCCTTGATGCCGGATTGTCTATGATACGAGATAAGACGTGCGGGTTGTCGTAGTCGTACCATGCATTTCGAGCCCTCGCCGCTTCCCGGTCATACGCATTTTGAAGCGTTTCTTCTCGAGACTGAACGTGCCCGTCCCAGTCAGACGGGTAGTTTTCATTTATCAGATCCACAAAGGCATTTCCGCCTTCAAAGTTTTCTTTTACGCCTCTGGCGATATGTTCGGCAGTGCTTGCAATGACGTTTACTGGGGCAAACAGTGTCCCGGTATCATCTCTGCTTTGTTGCGTGTTTCGACGCTTTGCGGCGACGGCAGGGTCTTCAAAATCCTGCTCCAATGAACTGCCATCAACATCCCCGGCGCCAAGGTCAGCTATTTTTCTAAGGGCAGCCATCCCATAGTCAAAGGCGCCAACTCCAAGGCTTTTAGCCATGTGTGGAGCAGACTTTATGATTTTGCCAACCGCTTCTCCGACAACATCCGAAGCCGGGCGATTCCTTTGATACTCCTGCTTGATGTCGCTCTGTTCCTTGCTCATCAAGTGCCAAGGAATGTACTCATTAATTTTCTCAATCCTCTTTGGGTCTCGCTCCAGTCCAAGAAGATCAATTTCTTCTGGGGTCTGCTGGTGAGGCCCGCGAGCGTTCATCTCGGCGAGGCGCTCTGCAAATGGATCCGGCGCCTCTTCGTTTGCCCTTCCTAGATTAGACAGTAAATTTCCGCCGCCAAAAGTTCCGTAATTCCCCATCGAGGATCCCATCGAGGATCCCGCTGCTGGCGCCGATTCACCTGCGCTTGCTTGTGTCGCTGGCTTCTGTCCAGAAGGCTCTCCGAGTGCTTGTTTCTTTAAGCGCTCAATGTCTGCCGCCACTAAAGGGTCAATGGATTCGTCTGGCATATTACTCGGCGCTTATTCCCACGCTTGATATTCCAGCTCCATTCCATCCGGGAACTTTTGCAGGATCGTAGTCCCGGAATTCGCGCAAGTTTGTTGGTTTTCCAGTTTTTTTGGCAATCGCTGCTTCTTTTGAAATCTCCTCTGCTTTTTTCAAAAGCTCAGCATATCCCGGATCAGTGCGCTTGAGTTTACTTAATTTCTCAGTAACTGTCTCAAGCTCCTCGGTGAGATATGCGGAAGTTCTCAATATCGGCCAAGGGTGTGGCCTTTCTTCAGGAAGTAAATTTGGATGTTTAGAATCCAAAATTCGATTGATGCCTTCTACCATTGGATTCAACCCTCTAGTCGTAAGGTTGTAAGAGTCATACATGATGTCTCTCATCTCTTGAATTTGTTCTCTCCGTAAAAACCCCCTCCCGGCGTACTTCCACCAATTTCTCTGCACTTCTGCAAGAAGACCATCATAGGCAGTGGCGGCGGCATGATATTGCGCTTCAGTAGGCACTTTCCCAGCCGCAAATCGTACAAATTCATCCAAAACTGCAAGGTCAGCAGTCCCCGGAGATTTCGAGTGTCCTGAAAGAATTGAGTCAGCAGCAGCGTCAAACTGTTGCAAAATAGGCAACCTCAACTGCTGCATTCTTACAACTGCGTTTTGATTAAAAGCCTGCGCTCTTCTTGCTAGTGCGTTTTCTTTTTGAAGATCTAATTTAGCAATCTGATTCTGGTTTCTTTCCCAGAACTCTAACATTGAAATCTGCTTGGCGGCATTTTGCTGAGTTACGTTGTTCCATTTAACTTCGTATTGCCCATTTTTCAACAATTTAGGAGCGCCATCAGGCTCGTACGCTGGGTTAATATTTCCCATTGTCCACTTTGCAATATACGTCTGCGCGTCCCTTAAAGAATTAAAATAGTTATCAGGAGGCAGTCCGGGATATTTGCCTCGAAACTGTTGCGCGATAGCGCCAAGATTTTGAGCGCCCGGGCCAAATTTTGGCTGCCCCATTTGGGCTACTGGACTGTCTGTATTTTCGGTCAACACGGACAATGGAGTATCCTGCTTAACAGAAGCGCCTCCCCTTGTTGGCGCCTGCTCGAGTGTTGCTCCCATACTACGGCGCTGAGGCATCCCGGCGCCCATCTGCGAAATCATCTGCGAGATTTGCGCTTGTTGGGTTGGGATTGGCATCCCGGGCAAAAGCTGAGTTGAGGTTGTGACTGGAAGCGCAGCTTGTGCCCACTGATCCATTGCTGGAGCAGTGGCAGGAGCGCGGCCTCTTAATAAAGTTGGATCAGGCAATTGAAGAGCCGGGCCAGATGCCGCATTTGGAGCCAAAGATACCGCTCCAAGACCCGGGGCAGCCCGCAGCACGCTATCTGGGATGTTTGGTGCAAGCGAAATCGCAGGCGCATTAGGGTCTAAAATAGACAGATCTTTTTGGGTGCGCCGCATCAAGGGAATTGGCTTATCTTCTTCGTTTAACCCATTTTCTTCCGCCCACTGTGCAAGACCTTCGTTGACTGCTTTTTTTTCATCGGCGGCGCCACTCGGGGGAGCGTTAAATATGGGGCTGTTTGGATCGCCCACGGAAGCCATGTTTGCTGGAAGTGTCGCTTTTTTTCGAGCGTCAATAAGCTTCTTATGGAATTCAGCTTCCTCAAGTGCCTTATACCAATCCAAATTTGCCTTATCTTGCTTCCAAGCCTCTTCCTTCTTCTCCTGCTTAGATTTGATGTACTGTGCAGAAATGGTCGAGGCTGCCTTCTCAATTCCGCCAGCCACAAGCTCAGACTTCGAGGATGGCACATCCCAAGGTCGTCCGGCCTGAATGTTAATAGGCGACTGCAACCCGCCCGCGAATGACAACGGCTTCAGCCCGGCAAGCGGCGCCAACTCGAGAGGAGTAAGGTTCAGCTCTGTTGGTTGAATGGTTATCCCACGGGGGTCGAAAGCCATATTAAGAACCTCCAAATGTTGTATTTTGACCAGAGTTGATCACATTTGCGCCCATCGCTCTTGAACCACCAACAGGGGCGCCAGTATTAGGAGTAATAGCCGCCGCGTTTGTTGCGGCAATTGAGCCGCGCCCTCCGCCTCCAGCAAGCCCCTGCGATGCGTACTGCGCCTGCTGCGCCTGCGCCGGATTATACACGCTTCCGGCAGAGCCAGCGGCACCAGCCGAGTTTACGGAATTCAGCATCGATGTCTGAGCGTCCTCGGCGGCCTGTTGAGCGTTCATTGCCCCAAGCGAGCTAAGCGCAGCTTGCTGTCCTGCCTGCTGTTGTTGGTTGGCGGCAAGATCTTGCTGCGTGATCTGCTGCTGGCGAACCCGGGCCTGCTCTGCCCTAGCCGCCTCCTCTTGCTGCGCTTTCAGGGATGCCGCCGCTGCTTCCGCCGCCTTTTGAGACGCCTCTGCATTAGCCTGCGCTTGTCGCGCTGCTTCGCCAGTATTTCCGCCTCGTCCTCCTCCTCCCATATTATTTTGAACCTCCAAATTTTATGCCGGATAAATCAGGCATGGAAAAAGATGCATTTGACTGTGCCGTTGGGGCGCCTTGCACTGGCGCTCCTGTGTTTGGCGTAATTGAAGCGCCGTTAACAGAATTCATGGCATTCATTCGCCCTCCAGATCCGGGCATGGCGCCAGTCTTGGCGTAGGATGCTGCCGACGATGCGCCTTGGTCAAAGACTCCACCAGTCCCGCCAGATCCGGGAGAAACAATATTTGTACCAATAAGAGCGGAAGCGTCTTGTAGCTTCTGTTGGCTGTTTTGAGCAGAAAGCGCTTTCTGGGCCAGTGCGTTTCCTCCCTCAGCAAGAAGCCCAGCGGCCTGATCTTGTCGATTGATTTCTGCCTTTCTGTTTGCAGCATCTAACGCTTCCTGCGCGGCCTTTGCTTCTGCTTGCTGCCTCGCCAGTTGCTCCGCAAGGGCGTCGGCAACTTGTTTGGCGGAAGCAGCAGCGGCGTCGGCCTGCGCCTGCGCCTGCGCCTGCGCCTCGTCGGCGCCCTCATTCATCGAATTCTGGATAGCTGTAATTCCAGTTTCGGCTTTTAGTACCTCAAGAGGAGTTCTCGCGCTTGCAAGCTCATCAATCCCAGCAACTCGACCAATAACTCGAGTTGGGTAAGTTACAATACTTGCTAAACTCTTCCAGAATCCCATATTAGGCGCCTCCGAAAGTTAAGCCGGATGTGTTCGGCATAGAGAATTGATTGGCGGACTTTGCCGTGGTCATAGCCGGATTTTTACTCATCCCGGAGATGTTTGCGTCAGTCTTTGGAAGAGCGCTAGAAGCCATGTTCAGATTGGCTTTCTGGGCAGCCTGCTGCGCGTTGATGTCGTACGCCCCGCCGACTTGAGCGGCACCTCCAGCGGCAGCCTGCTGCTGCAACGCCATAGAGGCAGCGGCGTCTTGAGACTTTTGGTATTGGTTCAGCATTCCAAGCGTCTGCTGCGCTTGGTAGGCGCCTTGGTTTGCTCCGGCAGACGCGGCGTTGTCTTGAGCCGTGGAAATTGCCTCCTTTTGAGCCTTGGCAGCATCTTCTCGGGCCTGAGCCTGAGCGGTCTCCATATTGGCAATCATTTTCAGCATCGGCCCATTGTCCGGCGCTGGCATCGAAATAACTCTAGTTCCTCCTCCCATAATTTTGTTGTGTTAGCTGACATCATCTACCCCGCCTAAAAGGCTAAAGTCGGGTTCTTTGTTTGGGTTTGAATTCTGTTTTTTCTTTTTTGCGGCATCGGCTGCTTGTCCTTGCTTCTTTGCCCCGTAAACAGAAAGCCCCACACTCACCGCATTGTTTACGCCCTTCTCAACCCCTTGAGCTACCTTTTCCGATCCTGAGCTTTCGATGTTCCAAGGACGGTCTGCTTCAAACGTAAGCGCGGTATCGTCCGATGTTTGACCGCTATTTCTTGGGTCGGTATTAAGTTCTTTTGCAGGGGCGCTTGGGGCGCTTGGGGCGCTTGCGCTCCCGGATCCGGCATTGGCTCTAGAAAATGTTGCTGCTAGGTTTGCCCACTTCTGACCATTGGGATCTGCGGCGCCGCTATTGGCCCCCATCTCATCGATAACTTTATTCCGCCGAGCTTCTTGCTCAGACTGAAAGTCTGGCGAGCTTGACGCGCCTGATTTGGATGATTCGGTAGATCCTCCCATATTATTTTTTGTTGAAGGCTTGAAATTGGATGGCAAGAGGGGCGACCTCGGAACCGCAAGTGGTTGAATTGAACCAGTCGAGCATATTTTGCCTTATTGCCTTCCTGATTGCAAACTTGTTCCACTCTTGGTCAGAAATTCCATTTATAGCCATCCAGTGCGCGGCAGATTCCGGGTCAAATATACCAAGACTGCTCCACATTTTAAACGATTGTTCCTGAATGTCTGAATCGGAAGCCACAACGCCCTGATTCATGGCCAACTCAGTCAGCGCGTAAAAATCAAACGCCTCGTCCTTTAAAATCGCCGTCTCCCATTTCCTTACCCCGTTCACAAGGGTGTCGTTTTTCAAAAGCGCCACAAACAAAGAGTTTAAAGCGTTTTCAGACGGTGCCGCCGGAATACGAGGAGTTTCAATCATCGCCTTTAAGATTGCCTCCTCGGCGTCTATTTTCTTTTGATCGACGTACCAATCTCGAATCAATTCATGCTCTTGAACCCGGTGCTTAATCGCCGACCAATTCCGCTCCGGGTAGTAAATCTCGGCGCACTCTAAAACCGCTTTTTCGGCGCTTGTAATTGCTCCCTTTGCCTCGAGGGCAAGGCAGGTTGCCAAGATGTTAACGAGCGGCACAGAAGCTGGCTCGTAGTCGCCTTCAACGTCGGCGTGAGCAAGAGCAACATCAGCATCGTCTGTGCAGGTGCCGTCTTTGTACCATTCGGCAATTTTACCGTAGACCTCCATCCCATATCGCTCGCATTCAACGCCCCGGAGGGCGCCAAGCGAGGCAGCGCCAATAACCCGGACGCCCGCCTGAATAGCAAAAAGGATCTCCTTGTGCCAAGGGGCCAAGTGATGAGTGAAAAGACCGTCAATCAGCACGATTGTTTTAACGCCGTCCAAAACAGCGGTCGCAATGTCGCCCTGTTGCGCCGGGGGATAGACCTCAGCTCCCGGCGGAATTTGAGCCCTTGTTGGGCCGATAAAAATCCTCACTTGCACCGTCCTTTCTTGCCAAACAAATGGCTATACCCGGCCAGTCCCGGGGCAAGAACTCGAACAACAGAGCACGGATACGGATGCTGAAATTCCTTGTAGTAAATTGATCCGAATCCGGCATCGGAAAGTCGCTGCTTCAAAACTTCAATATCCCCTGAAAATGTGTCTGTCGAACAGTCGCCGTGCATGGCGCTCGATACGACGTTTTTGCTCGAAAGGATTTTGGCGACGTTGTCAGAAGTGTCATTCTTTTTGTTTTCAACAAACATCTGGTGCGAGATGTCGTCCCTCGATCCAGACATCCAAACCACCCGCCCTTGGACAGCCTCACACAAGGCCCGGCATTGAGCGACCACAGGATCAAGGTGGGAGGCATAGCCCCGGTAGATCCCAGTCCCGCGCTCGGAGTCGTACAAATACGCCATGAATGTCGGAACTCCAATATCTCCAGTGCAGTCAAAGATGACTGGGAATATCCCCTTTTGACGCAACGCGCCAACAAGGCCAAGCAGTGTTGAGTTGGCAATTGTGTCCAGATCAACCCGTGGAGGCGGATCAGGAAGACTCATAGCGGCATCAACTTGATCGCGCTCAATAACCTCGTAAATCCCCCCGGCAAGCGCTTCGTCTAGCGAATTACCCGAAGATAGACCGTTGCTTGATGAAACGAAACACGAGTGAAAGAGAGGGAACACTGGCTGCCTCGGAACTAGCTGAACAACCTCAACTGGAACAAATGCGCTTTCCCCAAGAAGGCCGGAAACCGACGTCCACCTACGCTCGACCCTTGGGTCGTAAAAAGCGCCTCGCATTAACTGAAACCGGGTCTCGTGACCATCAAGGTCGGCGCCGGAAGCGCTGAATGCCGGGAGTTTCGCTGTTTCGCCAACGTGCCGCTCAAATCCTTCCATCACGGCACTCGCTCTGGCTGCCGATTTGGTTGCCCCCTTCCCGGAGTCTGCTGACAAATAAATAGCATCAGGCCGGATGCACTGGGAAACGTGAATTCCAGAGCAATCAAGCCCGGTAATATCTGAAACCCGAGTGATCCCGGCGGCGAAATAAAAAGGACGCATCCGCTCGAGCGTTTCCTCCGGGGTGCAGGATCTTTGCGCCCCGTCCAAGCGAAGCTTTATGCCCATTTTCTTTCAAGGGAGCAGAGAACAACCTTGGATACCATTTTTGCAAGCGATGAAGACTCAACAATCTCGGCGATTTTTTGTCCTTTCCTGCAATACCCAGAGATAAACCAATCTGGAGCAGATCTGAACATTGCCGCCCGAAATCTCTTCCATCTGTCTGTCTTGGTGCCAAATGTTGCCCGGGCAACCCAGCAAGCGGCAACAGCAGCGCCAACAGCAGATCCTCCCGCGCCAATCAGTGCCCCAGTGGAGGCGTTCTTTGACTGGGCATTATTGGTAGCGTTCGTAAGCATTGCCTGCTGGTAGTTTTGCCAGTTCGAGTTGTGGGCGTTTACGGCGCCGCTCCCCGTCGCCATCAGTTGATTGATCCAATCAGTCGTCGATTGTGCGTTGCCCTGAGCGGCTCCAAGAACCCCCGCCCGCTGAGCCTGCCTGCCTTGCATTGCCTGAGCCTGCTGTCCCTGCTGCATCTTTAGCAGCGTTCCGGCGTCAATTCCAACTGGCGCTTGCGGGTTTGCTGCAACGTAATTTTGAGCCTTTTGTTCTTGAGCGTTCCGAAACGCCTCTCCCTCCTGAGTAGCCGCATCAAAAAACGCAGAATCGCGCACTGTTCCAGATGCGCCTGAGCCTAGATAACGAGTGAGCCCAGTCTTTCGAGTCCAGTCGTCCATTCGCCTCTGGGCGCCGCCGTTTAAGTCCTCAGATATCATCTGGGGAATCTGACGGCGCATCTGCGCTAGTGCTGGGTTGTTTTGGTTCTCTACCTGCGAGTTCCTGAATGCGTTAACAGCCGCCACTTGTCCGGCTTGATTTTGCAACCCTTGCTCGCCCCATATGTCCGGCTGCCATGATTCCGTGGGCATCCCGGCGGCATACCCAAGCAACCTGTTTTGGTTTTGCAGATTCCCGATGCCAGCATTGGTCAACAAATTCATCTGAGCGATGCTCAGAGTGTCGTCTGGTGGGCGAATAGCATTGCCCGGGTCAACTGTTGTTCCTCCCATATTAAGCAGGTTTGTAAAGTTCTCTATGCAGTCTGACTAGACCAAGTTTCGACATGGTCTCTTCCGGGAAGTTTCCAAGCCCTCCTCGGTTGTCAAATGGTACTCCAAGGTGCCCGGGCTTTCCAGACAATTGCGTTGCCGCCTTCCAGTCTCGCATCACGTCAATAACGTCTCGTGGAGTGGTAAATTCCGGGTGAAAGGCCGGGTAAACAACTGGGATGAAAATGTGATCGGAATACCCAAACAGCCTGCCTTCGCGAAAATGCGCGTACACATTTGTGTAAGCGTTTGGAACAATCTCGTGATCAAACGATTTGGCAAACTCTTGGATTTTGGAAAAATCCTCGGATCCCGGGGCGACAAATTTGTAATCAATTGATGGTCTCATGGAGTAATCGCAATGTCAGTTGAGTCGTATAACGGAGTCTGCAATCGAGTTGACGCATTTGCAATCAATCGCTGGCGCTCTGTCGCGTTTCCGCACGCGGAGCATGGCATACACTGAGTCCCGTTCCCAAGATTGATTGGAATAGACGAGTACAACGGAGACGCTCCGTCGTTGCCAAATGGCGAAATAAACAAATTTGGAAAAAATGTTATCTGCTCAGTTAAATCAGTGATGTTTGGCATTTTAGCACGGGTTCTTGATTCTGTACTGCTGCGCCGCAGTCGTTGCCTGCCTAGTGGCTATCGCCGTTGCCTGAATGTCAGCGTCTTCTTGAGAGACATACGAAATAAACTCTGCCGTTGATGTCCCGGAGACAGAGGGGCTCCCATTTGTGCATGAAAGCTTGATCGTGATTGTTTTTTGAGAAACCCAAACGTCCTTTGTGGTAGCAACGTCTTTTGATGGAGTCTCCAAGTTCACAATCATTGAGCTACCATCCTCTGCGACAACGCACGGCACGCTTTGATCCAAAGAGAGCCTGCCAACTGAAGGCTCTGGGTACGGATCCAGAAACATTCGGATCGACTCAACCCCAAATGCCCCACACCACTCCATCAGCAAAGAGAAGGCTTTATCGACTTCTGGAGAGTTAATCGACTCGCAAGTGCTTGTGTTTGTTCGATGAACGCTTTCTGTTGTGAGGCGCCTATACTGGGTTCTCAGCAGTCCCATCTCCCGAATCTTGTCTGCATCTGCCGAGTTTTCCCATTGGTACTTGTCGGTGATGGCAATTATTCGCTGCTGCAAAATATCTTTGTACTGCCCTTTTGAGCCCCTGTACGAGACCTTTACGTCAACGCTTCCAGATATTTGAGAAGCGTCTATTTCGGCGTACACCATTTGCTTTAGATCCATTGCGTCACCTAAAAGCCCGGTCTCCATCGAGGCATAAATTCGCTGATTCTTTTCTGTCGCAGACCCGTCTTGATTGATCGTCAAATAAGTGTCGAACCTGTTCGGAGTGAACGCTTCCCAAATGTGATTAAAGGAGGCGTCCTCGGTTGCGCCGTAGTCCACGGAAAATGCAAAAAGACGAGGTTGATTTCCAATAAACCCAGACGTCCATTCAATTGGACGGATTCCAGTCCAGATTCCGGCCCATGCCGGAGACCTAGATTGATTCCATTCTGACGCCGGGACGTAGTCCAGAACCATTGTTGCGCTGTTTCCCTTCTCTAGGTAGGGAATTGAAGTCAAAAGGTAGTTTTCAAAAGAAGCAGCGCAAATTTGAGTGATATCCTGAGCCATCAATCGCTTCACTCGAGCCATTTCCACGTCCTTGTACAAAACCTGCGACGACAAGTACGAAGATGCCGCAACGTCGGCGCTTACAAGCCCCCCTTGGCTAAACCACCACATCATGCCTGCCTGAAAGCAGATCGATTTTCCGGCAACGCATCCAATGTTAGGGTAAAGCGTATTTTGAAAGTTTGGAGTGGATGCCCAAAGCGACCTGTCGAGAACCCCGGAGGCAAATGAAAATGTGCTGCGATCACTGAACACGAAGAGCCTAGAGTCATTATTCTGCCCAATGTGGTCTGTCATGCCCGTTACGGGCCTTGGAATTGAAAAATCGCCCCTCCCCGCCCCAGACACCCGCTCTGTCCAACCAAGTGGATTTCCTAGATCTGAAGCTTGGATCACGTTCTCCGAGGCAACCCATAGTCTATTTCCTGAAAACGCCATCCAAAATCCAACAGGAGCATCAGCGGCCCGTTGACCTGTTAAATCCGATCCATCCCAATAATGCGGTGTGGACACGCCATCCTGAATCACAACAATTCGATGCGATGGAGTCACCGTTACGCCGCCAGCCGGGTTTGTTTCTGCGCTTTTTGTCGCAATAGCAAAGTTGACCCGATCAATATTTGGATCCAGCTCAATTCCAGAAAGCCTGTAATCATCCCAGTCTTTAGGCTGGGTTAAAGGAAAGGGCGCGTAGTAAACTCGCCCGTTAACGCAAAAAACGATGTAGGATATCTCGCGCTCAGAGGATTCCTGCCCGGATGGAGTAAATATTGTCGGCGCCCTGTAGACTATTGACCCGGTATTAGTTGTGATTGTAGTGGCTGCTGATGCTTGCTTGTTTGCGTTGAAAACAACCCCTCCTTGAAAGTTTCCTTTAGGCACAGAAAGCCTCATTGAAAACCCGGGCCTAGTTTGAACAATGCCGCCGCGCACATTTATGTTCACTCCCCACTTAAACTGGTCTTCTGGAAGCGCCCAAGGCGAGCGCACCGAGTTTACTCCATGCACCCATCCGGCAGAGGCTTTTTGCTGCCGCCCGGAAGTAATGTTTGGACTCTTCATGTCAGAACATTATTGGATCTTGCCCATCACCGTATGTGATGTTGTTTATTTGAGGCGTAGACATTGCGTGCCCCTCGGCGGCTTCGGTTTGTAATTGTAAATATCGAACAGCCGTGGCCCAATATTTTTGAGCCTGCTCAAAGAAATCCTTATTCTCGAGGTCTACGGCGTGAACGGCAGCAATAATTGCCCGCACGTTTTCAATCGGCAAATAGTCATAAACTGACGTCACGACCGGGGCTTGAACGCGGTAAAGAATTCTTGCCCAAGCACAAGGCCTACCGATTCGGATTCTTCGATATTTTGGATTTGTCTCGTCCGGGTGATACTGCCCAATCAACGTCATGTCGTTTGATCTGCCGTAATCAAAAGCGTAGAGAGAAATGTACCCAACGCTTTTTGGCTTTTCGACGTGCAGGATGACCTTTGCCAAGGTTGGTTGAAGAAGAGAATCTATAAAAAAAGTGCTCTTAACACTGTCTCCGACAGACTGATACTTAACAAGCCCGGTAACTGAGGATGTGTTTATTGCGTGAGCGTATGTGTCGTAAAGCTGAAAAGACGAGGCATCAAACCTTCTAATGTAATAATATTGAGGAACTAGCGCAGTAGACTCACTGAGCCCGCCGGGAAGAGAATCGTCTATGTTTGGTCGAGCGGTCACCTGCTGCCCGGTTTCAAAAATTGACTTGAGCGCAACTATTTCAGTTGATGCCTTTGGCTTAGAATTAAAAACGTAAACCATTCGCAATTGGCCTACAGTCAATGACGTAAGCGTCACCTTGGATCCGCTCAAGTAAACGGTGATGCTGTTCCCTGAGATTTTTATTGAGTAAAGCGTAGTCGCAGACAATGGGGCCGGAAGCGTCCCGGACGACGCAAAGTAAACAGGCATTCCATCTTGCAGATACTCTATACTGAAGGGAATTATTTCACTATTGTAAACTGCTGCGGACGCCGTCGCCCTATACGCAAAATAACTTTGCCCAGTCCCGAGCGCCGTAATGGATAGCGGAACCCGGTTTGTGACCGACGGCGGATCGACGTATATGTACGCGCCGTTTGTTGTTTTCCCTATGTAATACTGGATCGACCCAACTCCAACCGAAGGCGACGTAATTGGAAAAATGTAATCGCTACCAAGAAATACTGGCTGAGTAGAAGATATCCCAGAAAAATCACCGTACCAAATTCCAGTAAAACCTACTCCAAATGCCCTTGTTAGAGCTAAATACAAGGTTCCGCTACCCGTCGATGTTATGATTATGTCCGAGAAATCTGGATTCTTAATCGTGAACGAACCATTTGATGATGGGCCTTCTGCCCGATAGGTTGCCCCCTGCTGTAGCGGAGATGGCAACGTGCCAGTGCTCGAAAACTGAACAAAAATACCAGTAGAAGGAAGAATTGAAACGGTCGGGGCATAAGAATACCCGGTGCCTTCTGTTACTACCGTGATTCCAGTGACCACTCCTGTGAATTTGGTTGTAAAAGAAGCGCCTGATCCCTTTGAAAAGCTGTAAACGGGTGAAGAGTACCCGCTTCCGGGAGTCAGTATATTTAAACCAACAAGATTGCCAGCAGCATTAGAAACAACCGTTGCGGTAGCCCCGCTCCCGCTTCCTCCAAGGACATCTGTTATTACAACGGTTGCTCCGTTATAATTAATCCCGCCTGCTGTAACTAAAATTGAACCAATCCCACGAGAATCAAGGGTTGCTGTTCCACTTGCCCCTGTTCCACCTCCTCCCGTGATGTAAACAGCCGGAGCAGACGTGTAGTCGTAGCCGCTGTCTATCATTTGAAAGGCAGTCACAAACGAAGTTGTAATAGAACACTGGGCATTTGCGTTCCCGGCGCTCAGCGCGACCCGTGGAGGGTATGCATACCCAGACCCGGCAGACGTAATAACAATTGCGTTAATTGCTTGAGAAACCGTATTTATGGAAGCGTAGGCAGACGCGCCCGATCCATAGCCAGTCAACGTGACGCCAGTCACCGCTCCTGCGCCATTAACAACGGCAACTCCTTTAGCATGGAACCCTGTCGCAGACAACCCTCCTCCAGAAAACACAACAGCCGGAGGAGAGGCAGCGCTATATCCACTATTTCCGGCAGACACAGCAACAGAAGCAACATACTGTTTTCCTGTTGCCGCGTCGGTTGCCATTGTTGCCGTGGCTGTTGCCTGAACTCCAGTTGTGCCCCCCACAATCAACACTGTCGGCACTGCGGTGTACCCAATTCCGCCAATATCCGAAAATGTAACAGTCGGAGCTGACGTGTACCCTGTATTTGTGCCTCCAAAGCTTGCGCTAGTCACTGGCCCAGTAATTACCGCTATTGCCGATGCTCCTGATCCAGTGGCATTTGGGAGCGAAAAATTGGCGGCAATTTGGTTTCTATTCCCGGGAGCGGCAGTTGCCGTAATTAGCTTCACAACGCTATTAATTCCGCTTCCAAGAGTCGTAAAATTAATACTATTCGTCCCAGCAATAGCGTCCGCGTAGTTTGTGTGCAGAGTGCAAGAAAGAGGCTCGTTTTGCAGCAGTCCGATGTAATACGTCTGCCCGGCAATTAAAGGCGCAGGAAGCGTTCCTCCGTTGGTGTAAACCTGCACCGAGTCTCCAAGCGCGTATTGAGGAGCGACAGAAAAAATCAGCTTTGTCTGAGGCGATATAGCCTTCCGAATGTCTATCGCAAAAGAGCCAGAGCTGCCAGTCATGCGAATCTGATTTGACCCAGAGATTGCATCTGAAATGCTTTCATAAATTGCCAGATCCGTTGTGCTTATTGGAATGGCAAAGTAGGTCGTATCTTGAATTATTGGTGATGGCGCAATGAACGTAGTCGATCCCTGCTTGGACGGGAACACGACTTCGTTCGGGCTATCAATAGAAATGGGCATAGCGACACTCGCTCTCACAACAGTGTTGAGATCGCAAAGCCTGTTGTCGTTCAGGACAACAGGGAGAGCGCTGTTAATGTTGTTAAAGAGCACCGGGTTAATGCCCTGAATTGCATCAAGTTGATTTGCGTGTAGTTGAATATTGAGGTCATCAACCACCGAGGCGTAATACGTCGATCCTACGGTTAGCCCCTCTCCGACTCCTGTTGTAAGAGCGTCAACAGTAAATGGCTCCCCGCTAGTTGCGTAGTGTCCGTTAACTGTGTCGGTTGTGGTCAGTTGAGTCAGCGGAGAAACAGCAACCTCCCGGGTTTGAATCGTGACTCCGTCGGGAGCTATTGTTCCAAAAGCAAAATCCTGCTGGCTATGCACCGGGACAAGCATCCCGTCTAACAGCGTTCCGTCTTCTGCTTGAGTTCTAAGCGCCCGGTTTGAAGAGTCTGTGCCTATAACTCGAATTTTGAGCCCAACGTCGGAGTTGTGCTCGGCAACAGCAACTAGTTGAGACGGCTGGCGAATGTCCATCAATGTACTCACCATCCCACGGTCATCCCATGCCCACTCAACCGTGTTATACATCCCCCCCTTGTTGACGTGGAACTGAAATAGCCTGTTTCGGAAGTAGGTAGGGCTGCCATCCACGTTGACGGCGAGGGGTATCTCTACCCCCCGGGGAAGCGTAACAGTTACGCCATCCCATCCAGTGCAGACGTCCACCTCGCGATTTTGATGAAACCAGTGAGCTTGATCCATCAGGCTTTGAACAGCCTGAGTGATCGTCCTAAACGCCTTTGCCTTATCGGCAGTGGCAAGGATCTCTTGAACTTCCTCAATGATCTCCGAAACAAACATGAGTTAGTATTTTTTGGATCCCTCTTGGGCAATGGATTTCAAAAACTTCTCATCTTCCGACAAGGGCTCTTGCGCTTCCTGATCAGCAGACTCCATTGCTTCCTCCTCGGGGGACTCAGTGCCGCCATATGCCATTGTTCCTCCCTTTTGTCCCTCAACAGCCATTGAGGCGGCTTTCAGTGCCTGCGATAGCTCGCTCACAAGCATATTGACGGTGTCAAAGATCTCCTTTGGCATTGAAAGCATTACGGATCCGTCTGCCGGGGATCCAGCGGGGGCACCCATAGGAGCGCCTTGCATTGATGCTGCGATATCGCCCTCACCCATTCCGGGATTGGCGCTCATGTTCATGTCTTTTGGTGGCATAGTGTGTAGGTGTAGGGAAGCAATAATGCTTCAGATTATTTTTTTCTCAAGACGATAACACTAATTCTAGGTTGTCGCCTTCTTGAGCACCAACGGAGTACTTCAGTGCTGCATACAACCTTAGCGTAAAATCTAGATGCTCAGGATTTGTCAGCGAATTGCTCTCAAAAACAATTTTACTTGGTGCAAGGCTTGGCTTTTTAAGCATCTCAATAAAAAACCACTTCAAAACAGAACAATCGCCGCCCTCAGTGTCAATTTTTAACAAATTTATGGACTCCACGTTGTTTCCAGAAATCAGCTCGGAAATAGGCATTAACGGAACCTGATCAACGGTTAGCGCGTGCGTGCATTGCAGTTTGTAATGTTGAGGATGTGGCCCCCCAATTGAATTACACCCCCTCAACCAGTCAGGAAGTCCAAGATTGGCAATTACGTCAGGATGAACAAAATAGACATCGCAATATCCGCCTGTGTTGTCAAATGAGATTGCCGCGTGGATCTTTTTGACGTTTTGCCTTTCTGGCAAAGCTGCCAAATAAAACCCAATAGGCTCAACACACAATCCCACTGCGTCTGGTGCTGATTTTTCAACAACTGACTCAAAGTCAGACGTGCCAATTTCTATAAAGTCGTAATGCATACTATTCAATTAATTTTACCCAAGCTTCAACGCGAGTGCGCCAGTCAAAATGGTCTCTTGCATAAGCTTGTGAACGCTCGCAGGCTTGTTTATAAATTGTCGGATCGCGATGCGCTAGAAGCGCGGCCTTGGCATCTTCGACCCATTCATCTTCTGGAAGGCGCAATGGAATGCCAAAATTTCCGTCAAAATAACCAACCCCGGCGGAGCACAAAACCAATCGACCTGCCGCTGTTGCTTCCAGCATAGGCAAGCCACAGGCTTCGTAATCCGATGGAAGTAAAAGTGCGTCTATTGACTCATAAAACCCAGCCATGCACAGATGATGCATGAAGGTGTGATCGCGAAACTCAAGCGGCAACCCGTCCAGCGTCTTTGAGACCAAGTGCTTTCTTTTGAAATCCTTACCAGACGGGCGCTCGTGAAACAGCGCACCAGCATACCCAACAACGCGCAAAGAGTTGCTGGCTTTTGAATAAAAATGATCAAAATCAATTCCGTTTAAAACGACGTCAGGAATCCGTTGAACCCCAAATTGTTTACTCGACTCCACGAGTGTTGGATTGATTACTCCGTAAGCTTTTAATTCATCAAATACCTCTGCTCCTGAGGTTTGCACGCACTGGTGAATGTCTGTGTCATTGTGGGCGACAGTCACAATCCGATTTTTTGGAATTGCAAATGTATGCAATAGATGGGGTAGCGCTTGTGGAATAGTGTACCAGACTTGAAATTTTTGCCTCAAATACTCGATCTCTGTTGCGCTGTAAGAGCTTCTCCAGTCGAGAATGTGAGCGTAAATTCCGCGCTCCCAAAACCTTTTGATTAAAGCGTTGTGAATCTGACCGAAAGCCCATGCGTTCTCGATGAAGAATAAAACGGATCGGCTATACATATTATTCAATTAATTTTACCCAAGGCTCGATGCGGTCACTCCAATCGAAATGGTCTCGAGCGTACTGCTGGGATCGCTCGCAGGTCTCTCGGTATATTATTGGGTCTTGGTGCGCCAATAGGGCGGCTCTGGCGTCCTTAACCCACTCGTCTTCCGGGAGACGGCAATTAACTCCAAAATTTCCGTCAAAATAACCAACTCCAGAGGAACATAGCACTAATCTTCCGGCGGCAGCCGCCTCCATCATGGGCAAGCCGCAGGCTTCATAGCTAGAGGGCAGCAAAAGAGCGTCTATCGTCTGGTAGAACGAAGCCATGCACAAGTGATGCATGAAATTGTGGTCTTTAAACTCAAGCGGCAACCCATCCAGCACCCTTGGGATAAGTTCCTTTCGTTTACAGTCAACTCCATCGGGACGGTTATGAAACAGCGCCCCGGCGTACCCGGCAATCTTCACTGCATTGCCTATGGGCGAGTAGAAAAAGTCAAAATCAATGCCGTTGAGTACGACATCTGGAACTCGCGTCAGCCCAAACTGCTGGCTAGACGATACCAGCGACTCGTGGACGGCTCCATAGGCTTTGAGGCCGTCAAACATCTCAGGGCCAGCAGCCATGACTGCTTTGTGGATGTCGTCGTCAGCGTGCGCGACCGTAATGATGCGTTCTTTTGGAATTCCAAACGTCTGCATCAAAACAGGAACCTGCGGCGGGTTCGTGTACCAGTACTCAAACTTTTGCCGCAAGTACTCTATCTCAAGGGCACTGTAGCTCAGATTCCAGTCGAGAATGTGAGAGTAAATACCATGCTGCCACAGTCTCTTCACAAGTGCATTGTGAATTGTTCCAAACGCCCAAGCGTTACGAGTAAAAAACAGGACAGAATTTTTATACATACAAGCTCTTGTAATTCAACCCGAGCGAAGTCAACGGTCGGTCATGTAGCTCATACCATCCATTTCCGCGCATCACATCCGAAAAGTCGTCAAATGCTCTCTGGAACTTAGGACGAACTGCGTCCAACGAGAAATTATCCTGAGCAAAACGAATCATTCGATCCCGGTTAATGGTCGGAACCAATCGAATGGCCCGAAGGATATCTCCCATCGTGGTACATCTGAACCCATTCACTCCATCTACGATGTATTCCGTCATTGCTCCTGCATCAGTGCAGACCGGGACACACCCGCTCAACATCGACTCAACAGCGGTTCCCCCAAACGGTTCCCAGTACGTTGAAAGGAGGAATGAAAAAGATGCTTCTCCAAGAAGCCGTTTCCGGGTTTCGAGATCAGCGTATCCAATGTACTCGACGTGATCGGGCCATTTCTCGTATCCCACATCCTGCGGGCCTCCCTGCCCGGCTATGACCAATTTGACGCCAGCTCGGAACGAAACCTCAATTGCAATATCAACGCCCTTATTTGGGCCAATCCGACCCAATGCAACCGCATAAGGCTGGCGCTCGCTTTTTGCCTCGAAGTCTCGAAGGTCAAAATAATTTGGAACGACTCGCCCGTACCATTCCGGGTTACAATACGCAACTGTCTGCGTCCCGGCAAAAGCCGCTTTAAGCGGATAGGACTCGTAGCAGCGAAATTGAGCAAAGGCGTATCCACACCCAATGCCGGGCTCAACGACAATCAAGTCGCCGTCTTTATTTGCCTCATGCGCGGACTGAGCTGTACCTCCCCAGAAGCACAAAACAAAGTCCCCCCGTTGTTTTCGAGCATAAATTTCCCGCCCAGCGTTTTCGTTGAACGTCTTGTGGGCGTGGTCGTCAATTGAATGCTTGAACAAGCCCTTCTTCCAGTCGTATCCCCCGTAAGCCTGCTCGAGCGTGTCATTGTCTGTGACCGTCACCTGCTCGTCGGCATCCGTCACGGAGTCCTTGTGGCCGTAATGGATCGTCTTGTAACCATGCCCCCGAAACATGGTCAGAAACTTACGCACCTTTTGGGTAAAGGCGCACGCTACATAGTCAGCGTTGGAGATGGTGTGAGGGAGTCCAAGGCAGTGTAGTTGAGTCATTTATTGTTTTTGTATATTGATGATGCGGCTGTCATCCTGAGTCGCGATAAATTCATGCATTTGGAACGCTGGCAGGTCAATGACCGCCCCGGCCTGAAACACTTGATCTAGCACAGGAGTTATAACCCTGATGGATCCCCTTGCCACAATCGTGATGTGCTGCGTTGTCTCGTTGTGTCCGTGCGAAGGGAGAATGTCGTCAACTTGTGGAAAATCGTAAATTGAACCAACAATAATTCCAAATCTGAACGGCTTTGGTGTCACTACCATATCACAAAACGGTTGGCTGCTCAGTGCTTGTGCATTCGGCAGGGTCAACGGGCGCTTTACGCGCCTTACTCAGCTCAAATAGCGGATCGATCGGACATTCTACAAACCCTTCACCCGTATACCTGTGTGTCTTCGGCGCTACCTGTAGGTCGTCTGGTATTTCAACCCAAATCACTCCGGGGAAATCTCCTTCAATTTTTTGATCTAAAACCTCGCAAAACCTGTACGGTTGCTCGGATTCAAACGTCGTTATAAGAGCGTATTTCATAAATTAAGTAATTGATGACCCCCATTCAATCCTGACGTAGCCTCGATTAATCAATCCGCCATCAAGACAATCTCCAACAGTAATTGCGTTTGTATATGTAGTTGCTCCAGACAAATTCATAGTAAAGTAAGCATACCCTCCTGCCCCGCCTCCTCCTACTGGGTATAAATTACCAACTTGGTCTCCCACTACCCCTTTTCCATGACCTGCTAATGGAATGGCGTCTCCAACCCCATAACCTCCACCATTCCCCCCAATAGTTCCGCCTGTTGGATCGGGTGCGGGGTAGCCATAAAATGGGCCGGGAATGCCTTGATCTGGCCCGGCTCCTCCTCCTCCTCCGTAATGACTATAGCTTCTTCCATAGCATCCGCAAAAATCAGTGTTAAACCCGCCGCCGCCGCCGCCTCCCATTGAGACTCCGTATGTCGCAACGCCCCGGGCTCCCGGTTCTCCGTCATATGCATAACCTCCCGCTCCTCCACTGACTGATACAGCATACCCAGCCGTTCCAGACACGCCTCCTCCACTCCCTCCAGAAGAACTGAGGCTTGCGGGCCCAGCCCATACTCCACCAGTTGCAATTACGGAAACTCCATTTGCAGAAAATGAACTTGAACCTCCATTTTGCTTAAATCCTCCTGCCCCAACAACATGAACTCTGACTCTAGTCACCCCAGCAGGAATCATCGCAGATGTGATGGACTGGTTTGTGCCTGCCGTTGTGAACTCAACAAAGCTGACGCCACTGCTGGCGCCAATAAATCCTGCTGAGATAATCATAATTAAGCGGCGTCTCCAGCTAATGCCCAAGAGTCAGTCGCTGTTTTAATAAGCGTGACAATTGACCACTGAGTGTTTGTTTTTGTTTTGGATGATTGAAGCGTCACTCCGCCAGTGGCAACGATAGTCACTTGATTAGCGGATGCGCCAACCTGCTGAATAAGAATCTGCGTCCCAATTGGAAACGCTTGAGCTGAGTTTAATGGAATGGTTACGTTGGCTGTCGCGGTAAACGGGATAAGTGTATTGGCGTCACTCAAAACCAGCGGATAGCTTGCAGATTTTGAGGCTTGAACCTGAAGCGTTTTAGGCTCGTATTGAGATGTTCCAGCATTCCATGCGAGCGTCTCGCCGTTGACAGGAGCCGTGCTTGCCACTGTGCGACCCTGAATCTTTCCAACGGTTGTCGAAACGGTTCCGCCATCTGTTGCGCTTGTTGGCGCAGCGGTAGTCCCAGTCACGTCGCCAGTCAATTGAGTTCGAGCGGCATCAACTACGAGGCTGTTCTCGTTTTTAAGATACAGACGAGACGTAAATTTGTTTGAAGCAAGCTCGCCAATAACGAGCGCACTGGCTAATGGCGCAGATACAGACCCCGATGACGAGTTGGTTTTTGGGATTAAAGCGGCCATAATTAGTAGGTTCCAAATGATTTTTGCGTGAGTACGTTATCTCTAGAAGAGGAGGAATTTGTCAACCACATGGTGCTTCCATCCCACTCCACTGCGTGAGCTTGTTCGGCGGACATTAAGCTGCCAGCTTGAAAATAAAATGGAGCTTGGTTAGCAGAAGTGCCATTTGCCCTAAAAGTCTGCGATCCTGTAAATGTATTTGCACCAAGGTTTTGAACGCCTGTTGCCCCGTTATAACCTGTTCCCCCTTGAAACCCGGTTGCCCCAAATCCAGTGCTGCCCTGAAAGCCAGTAGCTCCAACGCCTGTACTGCCCTGAAAGCCAGTAGCTCCAACGCCTGTACTGCCCTGAAAGCCAGTAGCCCCCAGCCCAGTGGATCCCTGAAATCCAGAGCCAGTGCTACCTTGAAACCCGGTACTTCCTTGAAAGCCCGTCGATCCGATTCCAGTGGCTCCCTGAAATCCAGATCCAGTACTTCCCTGAAACCCGGTGCTCCCCTGAAGCCCGGTTGATCCAATTCCAGTGGATCCCTGAAATCCAGAGCCAGTACTGCCTTGATAGCCAGTGCTGCCTTGATAACCCGTTGATCCAATTCCAGTTGCTCCTACTGGGCCGCCAGCCGGGCCAGTGCTCCCAGAAAAACCTGTCGCACCCTGAAACCCAGCACCTGTACTGCCCTGAAATCCAGTGCTGCCTCGAGGCCCGGTGCTGCCGTCAAATCCAGTCGCGCCGCTTCCCGTGCTGCCGCGAAGCCCGGTACTGCCCTGATAACCAGTACTGCCGTCAAATCCAGTACTCCCGCGAAGCCCCGTACTGCCGTCAAATCCCGTGCTGCCGCGAAGCCCGGTACTGCCCTGATAACCAGTTGCTCCGGCTCCAGTTGCTCCAATCCCGGTGCTGCCTTGATACCCGGTGCTGCCCTGATACCCGGTGCTGCCCTGAAACCCGGTTGATCCAACCCCAGTCGCGCCGCTTCCCGTACTACCCTGATACCCGGTACTACCCTGATACCCAGTGCTGCCCCGATAACCAGTTGCGCCGATGATAGCTGAAGCCTGAAGCGCCCTTATGAAATAGCACATCAATCCTTCGCCGACGTTCCTTGGAATGCCAAATACTGTCTGAGCTTGATTTGGGTCGCAGGTCGTCCAAGTCACCCTTCCGCTGACCACGTTCTTTTGCACATCCCCGTAAAGTGCCTGAATCAAATTTGCAATCAGGCTTGGGACAGACTCCGCCGAAACGCTTGGATACGGCACATCCAAAGTGCAGGCTTGCCCATAGGGATTATTACAATCGCAGCTCATAAAATCAGTGGTTATCTCGTTGTTTTAGCGCAGAAACCGCATTGAGAATATCTTTCTCGCACGCGGCGTACCGAGCGGCGGAATGCCAAACCTCATTTCCCGATGCCGTGTACGTCTGGCCCGGGGACAGGCGCAGGATCCCCCCGGGATGGGACAATGCCGGAGGAACTGAGGAGACGGTCGCGCAGGACGTCAGCGCGAGCGTCGTCGCCATTTGCGCGAGCAGTGAGAATTTGATTTTGTACGTCATCGCAGTAATTGGCTATGTCTCTCTCAAGCTCCCACCGGGCACGGATGCTCTTAATGCTAAGAAACGCCTCAAGGCACTTTAGGAGCGACAGCAGAAGCGGCATTTTTCTCCTTTCGGAACACGTTAATCACGCCCACTGCCGCAAGCCCGGCGCTGATAATGGACTCAGCCATGTCCGGGCGGAGCTTTACGCCAAGGCCAGTCAGCAAAGAAATAATTCCGCGCCAAGTAGACGTCTCGTTAAGTCGCTCAATGATATACTGGATCATAGGTTTGTTTTTTTGGATTTGATTTATGCTAAAGACACCCACTCTCCGCTTTTTTTGCGGTCGCGCAGTTGCGACAATCTAAGCGGAGTATCAAGTTCAAAATGGGGCTCGTCAACAATCGTCTTAAAGTTGCCGCCCCAGCGAATCCCGTGCTCTTTTGCAAGCTCGCTCGCTGCTTTATGCATGGCGCTGGCAGTTTTTGGATCACTCTCATCAAGATACTTGCCGCCTCGAAACACGCCGCAATCAATTGCGATGCCAAAGTTGTGCATTGAATTCCCGGGAGGTGCGTTCGTAACAACCTTGCCCGGAGCAGTGCGGCCCTGAGCGTAAATCTTTGCCTGCTCCTCCCATGAACGAGTTCCACATATCACTTTGTACTCAAGCCCCTTAGTTTGGGCTAGTGCCTGCGCCTCGAGCAAAAATGACTCAAAACGCTTTTGAACGTCAGGATGCAATGTTGCTAAATTGGCTTTGGATCGTTCGTCCATATTACTTGGTTATTTTTGACCAAAGCTCTTTACGGTCTCGCTCGCATTCAAGGATTGCCTCTTTCAAATCGTTAATCTGTTGCCCAAGCGCTTTCATGTGCTCGTGCCGCTCTTCGTTTAGCCTTGTAATGAGCCCTCTGTTCATTTGTTGAATAAAGGCAAGGGCAATACAGGCCATTATAAATGGAATCCCTTGGCTTTTTGAAGCTTCTATAAATAGCTGTTCCATAAATTAGTAGGTTCCGAATGCCCCAGCCGTTAGCAGGCTGTCTCTATTTGCCACAGTAAACGAGGAAGCGGTTCCTGTGTTTGTTGGGTTAGCGCCAACAGTAAACGTCGTGAGGCTGTTAATTGCGGTCACATACAACTGTGCTGCGCCAGTGATCCCAGACGCAATTGCCGCACCCACAACCAATCCTGACGTTGTTCCAGTGGTGAGCGTCACGGTAGTGCTACCTGTGGTCCAAGTTCCTGCCAATGAAATAACTGAGGTTAAGTATTCGGTTTTTCCGTCCCATTCAATGCTGCCGCCAACTGGAGTTGTTAACAGCGTCTGAGTGGTTCCGCTGTTAAATTGAGCTGGCGCAACTGTTGCGCTGTTGGCTGCAAAAATTTGGCGTCCGGTGTACGTATTTCCAACTGTTGTTGCGTTCGTAGATCTTGAGTAAATCAAGTTTGCGCTCAACGATTGCAACCCCACACTTATCAAGGATGTTCCAGCAACTGAAGATGTTATGCCAATTACCACGCCTTGGCTCGATGTCCCGTAGGCGGCCAAAATTGTTATCGGATAAGCGGCTCCAGTCCACCAGCTTGGGCGCGTCAAAATCATGCTCTGGCTCGCAGTTCCAAGCTGTGTCACCACCCATGGGCCGTTGGTGGGTGTCTGCGTTTGCGAAGTCATGCACAACGTTGTCCCGATTGCTAACGTAATACCTTCCACCGCAGCTTGTACACCTACTGGATAGGTGAAGGTGGTTGGCGTTGTTGCAAATATGGCGATGGTCGCAGGCGTTGATTGAGTGCCCGCAGGCGCTTGTGAAACAACAAATTGTGTCGAATTTGTGATACTTACAATAGCGCAGGACGCTAAATTAGTTGTGCTGAACGTATTACCCACAGACAACAAAGAGGTATCTCCAGTTGTGAGGGTTATAGTGGTTGATGCGGTTGACCACGTCGCCTGATACGGCCCAGTCAACTGCAATGGATTTTGTTGCGCAAATTGGCGAACATCGACTATGTGAAACGGAGAACCAAGATTGTTAAGCGCGGTGTGCGCGTCCGTTGCGTTAGTCCCCCCGTTTGAAACAGAAACAGGCGTTGCAATGCTTGGGCCAGTAGCCCCCGTGGCCCCCTGTGTCCCGGCGCCAGTGGCCCCCTGTGTCCCGGCGCCAGTGGCCCCCTGAAACCCGGTTGCGCCCAAGCCAGTTGCTCCCTGTGCCCCTTGGGTTCCAAGCCCCGTTGCCCCTTGCAACCCTTGAGCTCCAATGCCCGTGGCGCCCTGATAACCAGTGGCCCCAATGCCCGTGGCCCCGGTAGCTCCAATGCCCGTGGCCCCGGTTGATCCCTGAGTTCCGCTCCCGGTAGCTCCTTGAAATCCCGTCGCTCCAATCCCGGTCGCCCCCTGATTCCCTGCACCCGTACTTCCCTGATACCCAGTGCTTCCTTGGAACCCCGTTGAACCGATCCCAGTGCTTCCTTGGAACCCCGTTGCTCCGCTGCCAGTTGCGCCTTGGTAACCCGTTGCCCCAGAAGAGCCAATGCCTGTACTGCCCTGAAAGCCAGCACCCGTACTACCTTGATAACCCGTACTACCTTGATACCCGGTCGAGCCAATCCCAGTGCTTCCTTGGTAACCTGTTGCTCCGCTACCAGTTGCTCCCTGATAGCCCGTGCTACCCTGATAACCAGTTGCGCCAACGCCAGTTGCACCTTGGGTGCCAATGCCAGTAGCGCCCTGCAAGCCTTGAGAGCCAATGCCAGTACTACCTTGATAGCCCGTAGCCCCAAGACCCGTAGCGCCTTGAAATCCCGTCGCTCCAAGCCCGGTCGAACCCTGCAACCCAATTCCTGTGCTGCCTTGATAGCCTGTGCTGCCGCTATACCCGGTTGCCCCAATGGTTCCGCCTCCTCCTCCTCCTCCATGAACAGAAATGTACTCCAGCAGCATCAAGACGTACTGCCTGTAGACCGCTGTGGATAAATTGCTATGAATACCCACAACTCCCGATGATCCAGCAATTTGCTGAAGCAGGGTAAGCGCGTACTGCTGAAAGGCTGCTGTAGACAAGTTAGACATAACCTTATGTAAGCTAATCAGAAGGGGCTGACATTAGCCAACCCCCTCTTCATTAACTTACCTAAGATTAGAAGCCTGTTGCGGCAGTGCTGCAAATCAGCGGCACGCCGTCAAACGGGCAGCGCTTATACAGAACCGGGCAAACATTCTGCGGGCGAATCGGTTGCATCGCACGCTGGATCTGGTAGATATGCTGCCCGTAATCGAGGTACAGGTTGTCGCAGTTGTCGCGAATCATCGTCCACTCGAGTTCCCCCATCGAGAGCTGAGGCGCGAATTTAAACGTCCCCTCACCCAGATTTTGCTCAGGAACCAAGCGCTTGAAGCTATCGCCTGCAATCACAAACCCCACCTCGTAGGGGGCATTAACCCACGCCGTGTTGCGGCGCTGCCCAAAGCCATTACTGACAGCAGTGGAGGTGATTGGACTGACAAGCGCCAAAGATCCATCAGCATTGAACCCGGTTGCGCGTAACGGTTGCTGATCGATGCCAAACGCAAACCCACGATAGCCCTCGAACTGGTAGCCGCTGATGGACTCTTCGCCGAGCTTGAACGAACCAGTGGTAAGAGCAATAAGGTCTTCCTTAACGTCGGCGTCGTTTCGCAAGCCTTCGATTGCGTCGGCACCAAGCATCACCTGAAAAAATTCGCCGTCTTTTGACTGAAACGGTTCTGCGAGCATTTCCTCACGCATAAACGTCCCGATTCGGTACAGCGTTTTGAAGTTCAGAGGAGCGTCAGGGCTTGTCCTCGTGGTGCCAGTGTCGATGGCCCAAGGAGTAGACAGCACCTGCATATCGCCGGACATACTAGCATTGAACCCCTTTGTGGAGTTCACGGTGTACTTGATGCCGGACTTGATCAGCAACTGATATCGAATATCAGCGTTGATGATTTGCATGATAGTCTTCTCGAGCGAAACCTGCGCCTGCAAGTAACTGCCCTTGAACGCAGTACGCGCCTGTTTAACGCAAACGCGAGGCCCGGCGCCGCGAAGCGTCTCAAGTTGGTAGCTGTACGTCGTAGTCCCGACTTGGTCTGCCGTTGCCCCGACGCCGCACATAGAGACATCGTTAACAAACAGAGGCGCAGCAAGGGCGCCGTAAGTGCTGACAGAGGCAGCGTTGGGAATGGACATTTCTTCAACAACGCTAACGACGGTGTCGGAAACATTAGGAAGCGTCCCCCCATCGAGGCTGTTAATATAGGGCGATTTCCGGGCTAAAACGCGGGCTATCTGGCCCACGATCCTGTTAGTGTCCTTGCTTGCAAAGTCTTGCACAGCAGAGAGAGCGATACAATTGGTTGGCGTTGCCATAAAAAAAAAAGAGGTAACTGAACGTGTTCCTCAAGTGCCTACGGCGCCACACAGCGAACGATGCACCCGAGGTCGATCGCATCTGAAAAGACGGATCTTGGGTTTGTGTCTGCATCGCCCCCGACCGGGTAGGGCATTTTAGCGGCCTGTGTGCAAATTAACGTCTCGCGAGACGAGCGCCATGCGGAAGCGCGTAACCGTGCTATAATTTATGACATTGATTTTTCTGGACGCAAGCCATTTTCCGAATAAAAAGAACACATCTATTATGTCTATTAAATCACTACCCGCCTCAGACCTCCGTCTTGTTTTTATTGCCGTCGCCGAAAATTTCGGAGATCAAGACGAAGCAATCATTGAAGTTGAGCACGTTATCCACGACCCGGTTGCGTACGCCCGGTACGAGGCAACGCCTCACACCCTTTCCCGGAAATGTTCCTGCTGCGGATCCCGGCTTAAATACGTTTCCGTTGTCGAACACGCCCCAACCGGGGAGTTCTTTCAGGTTGGCAAAGATTGCGCCCGGGGAATCGCCTGCCTGTCTCGCTCTGTCTCCGCGATCGAGGGCGCCAGCGTTGCCCTTGCCCAGCGCCTCGAGTGCTCTCGCCGGGAGGCTGCTTTCCGGGCGCAGAACCCGGGCGCCTGCGAGGCGCTGGATTGGGCCGCTACAGGAATCAACAAAAAGGCAGCCGACCTCCGGCAAAAGCTTCGTAAGTTTGGAGCTTTGAGTGAGAAGCAGACCGAGTTCCTTGTTAAACTGCACGCCTCCGACAAGGCTGCCCGGGAAGCGGCAACTGGATCAGCAGTATCCGGGCGCCAAGAAATCACCGGGACAGTGGTGAGCGTGAAGCAAGTATGGTCTGACTACACCCGCGAGTACAAAAGCAAAGCGCTTGTCGTCCAAGACAACGGGGTAAAGCTTTACGGGAATATCCCTGACTCAATCAGCGATGCGGCTTCTCTGGCAGGCCAAAAAGTAACATTTACGGCGAATGTAGAGCCATCAGACAAGGATCCGTTGTTTGGGTTTTTCTCCCGGCTCAGCGGCCTGCGCGACGCCTCCGCCCCGGCTCCCGTAAAGCCAAAGAAGGCGCCCCTGTCAAAGGAAGAGAAGGCGGCACGGGCAAAAGTTGCCATCAAGAAAGGAAATCGTTCCCGGAATGTTTCATTTTTTCTGGCAGACCTTCCGGCGCGTTTCATTCAGAACGGAACCAATATCACGCTCGAGAAAGACGCCGAAGTGAAGTGTGACCACTCAGGTGAATTGTGCGTTATCCCGGCTGGCACAATACTTCGCCTGTTTCACGGAACCGCACCGGGCGTCGGTCGTCGCGGGCATCGGGTGGAAGTTCTTGGAAGAGCAGACTCCGAAATCTTCCCTGAAAATTTCGGAATCCCTTTCTACTCACAGTTTTTCAAGAAACAACCTGCTCAGTCTCTGGCACAAGAAGCTCTTGCATAGCCCTAGAGCGGGGCTCCCCGCGTGCGTGGACGAGGTTGCAGAGGATCTCGTCCGGCACCGGGGCGGCTGCCACAAGCTCTATTTCTGGAACGCGGACTCCGTCTTTAAAAAGCTCAGAGTCCGTAAGCTTACGGACAGCCGCCGCTGCCATTTCTCGTGAGGCGTAGAAAATCCACGCCTTCCCCGGCGATACCATCAGGCTGCTTTTCTCTTGCGCCTTTTTTGCCATTTCCGGGGTGAACCCCATGTTTACGACATCGTAATCTGCAACCCAGCCGCCACACATTGACAGCGCCAGCCAGCGGTAGTAACGGCTGGAAAACTTTGCAAGGCTTTCGTTGCAGACGTTCCGCTGAAACGCCTCCATCACCCTCTTGTTTAACCGGGTGAATCCCGGGACAGTCACAACATGGGACGAATTTAGCATGACCGGGTTCCACTCGTGCAACATCCACGAGCGCTTCCACCAGTTTGCCCGCTCAAACTCCTCGGCTTGCGGCAGGTCTGCGGAGGATTGATAAAAAGAAAATACGTTCACAGCGTGCCGCCTCCGTAAAAGTGCGTGCCCTGATGGTAAACCGGGGATCCAAGGTCACAGTACGGTTGATGCCCCGCCTGCTTTGCTCGCAGGCAAAACGAAACATCTTCGCCGTACCCGGGAGTCCGTCGGAAATATTCAAACGGCGCCCCGGGCTGCCCTGCAAGTTCCGGGAAACGCGCCCGGATATCGTCGAACACTTGCCGATGAATGAGCAGCATCCCAGTACCAATCCAATCGCACGGGATGACAGAATTGAGATGCACCTTTGCGTTTGCTGCCTGCTGCTGCGCGGAGCAGTTGAACATACCGTTTGGACGACGCCCAAAGTAAGCGGCGCCAATGAGCGACTGGCGAGTGTTCATCAATCGTTCGACGACGTTTCGATTTAGCACCTCATCCGGGATGCTGGCTGGAATTCGCGCAAGCACGCGCAGGAAAGCGGCTTTTCCGATTGCCGGAATCATGTCGTCATCAAGCATGAGAAGGTACTTGGAGTCGGTAGCCAAGAACCGGGCCACAAGTTCGTTTCGGGCGTCTTCCACGCTTGCGTTGCCTTCAACAATGTCGCCCCGGATTTTATCCCCAAACTGCTTTACGATATTTACAAACGCGAGACAAGTAAGCGGTGCAACCGTCTTGAATGAAATCATTCCAAGATACAACTCGGCACCATTCCACATTCCGACGTAATCGTGCCATCCATTTGCGTTTGGAACTGCCTTTACCAAATCGTCTTGAACGTCCTTGATAGGCTCAGATTCGATTGGCTCTGATGGAAGAACCGGGGCGGCGTTTTTAGGAGGTCTGCCTCTTCGGCGAGGGATTGGATTTGCCTCAGCCTTGCGTGCCGCCTCCTCTGCGACCAGTCGCTCTGCCATCGCTTGCATCCTGCCTGTGCCCGGGCCGTAACGGCGAGGTTGAACAATTGAATTGAACGGGTTTGGAGAAGCCTCCGCTTCAAGCCGCTTGATCTCTAACTTTGATTTTGCTGTTTCAATAATGGGTTGCATAAATTATCCTCTAAGTGCTTCATCTAGACCCGCATCAATAGCATCGGAAGAATTCATCTTCAGACGATCTTGGAGCGACGTTGACTGCGCTGCTGAATGGGTTGATATGTTGCTGCGGGGCATACGGGAAGCCCCCCTAATCTGCGCCAGCTCGTCCTTGGCTTGTTTCAGCTCTTGTTGCAATTGCGTCCGATACTGCTGCTCGATTCGGAGCTGGGGAACCAAGACGTGGACGTAGGTCGCTGCCCCCGCAACTCGAGCCCGCTCCTGAGCGTCTTTTGGATATCTTGCGGCGTTAAAAATGTTTTTGAGTTCATTCAACCCATCGTTGTGCTTTTGGATTGCTTCAACCATAGCTGGCGTTGCGTTTTCCGGCACCTGTTGATAGTGAAGATATGGTTTATCTTTAACGAGTTCCGCTAATTCGTTGTCGATTACTTTTGTCTCTTCATTGTACCACTCCGAGCGTTTTGTAAGTTGCTGCTGCTCGTATTGCTGAATGTTTGCCGTCGATCCCTCGATTTCTTGGGCCTGCTCTTCTTGCAGTCGATAAGCGTCGGTCAGATTTCGGACAAGATCTTGTTTTTGAAATTCCGAAAACTTGCCGAGATTGTCCTCCCACCACTTTTTATCAACCATTGCAGGCCCGCCAGCGGCCTTGATTGAGTCAATGATACGCTGGGGCACATTTGCCTGTTCGAGCGTGCTGTAGACGCCTCGGGACGCTTTCTCAATAGGCTCCTGATATTTTTTAATAAACTCAGGATCGTTCTTGATGTCGTATACTGCCCGAAACCGCTTCAGATCCTCGTAGTCAGGAGGCGCCTGCGGAGTTGCTTTTTGACGCTCAAGCTCTTCGTAGCGCTGGCGCAACACTTCCGCCTCTTGCGCCTGCCTCTTCCACATAGTTGAAGACTCTTGAAGCTTTCTCCAGTTTGCGCGGTTGCTCTCCGACATTCCCTTTGGCGCCTCAATCGCGGCTACCTCTGGGTCGATTTCAATTTTATTTTCCGGGGGCGCTGGCGCTTGTTTTTGTTGAGCGGCTTCACGAGCCTGAAGCTCTGGCTGAACTGGAGAAATTTCCCTGTTTGGAACAACCGACGGATCCGGCGTTCGTAGTTGCTTTTCGATGTGCTCGGAAAGCTCCGGGTTTGCATCAAACTTTGATTCCGACTCGGCAAGAAGGGCGTCCAGTTGGGCGCTCAAGTCTACGTCTTGCTCCCCGATGTCCGAGGAGCCAGAATTATTAATCAAATCATCCGTCTCTTGGTCGTCATTCATAATTACATTTCTTGATACTTGTCATTTTCGGGCTCATCCCCGGGTGACCTTAATTCCAGCAACTCGTCGTAAACTTGCAGAAGATACTCTGCTCCCGCCCGAAACTTTGCCTCAAGCGCAACAGCCTCAATTGTGTGTCCCTCAAGAGGAGGTATCATTTCGGCAAGCTTCTTCCGAAGAGCGCCTTTTGTTTTTTCGTGAAAAGTTCGTAACGCTGCTGAGTCTCTGGGCTGCCATTGCATAAAATTATCGAGCTGTCGGAGGACGAGGCGGAGTTGCAATTTGATCTACAATTCCGGCCTGCGAACCCATTTCGTCCTGAGTTCCCTGCATGATGAAATTCTGCTGCGCTACAGATGGAGAGCGTCCCCCATTTCCGCCTCCGCCTCGGTGCATTGCTGCTGGCTGGATCTCCGGCGGGGGAGGTGTTCCTTGAGCAGATGTCAAATGCGCCGCCGCCTGCTTGTATGCATTCTTGAGCTTCCCAAGCTCTTTCTTTGGAACGCCCTTTGCCTCGGCAGCCGACAAGTGATCGGCAAAATGCTTGAGAGCAGATCCGACGGCGTTGACCAACTCGGGCGGCAAAGACCCGGGAGGGGCAGCCTGAATGACTGGCAACAATTTAGTCACCATCGTATCCAGATGAACCATGTCATTGTCTAGCGGCGACACATCCACCTGCTGCCCGGTCATTATTGACGTAAGCTCCATCACCTGCTGCCTTGTTGCTTCAATCTGAATAGCTTCAACATGGTTCTTCGGAAGAATCACTTGATTTGCAACTGTTTCCCCAAGTTTCCGAGACCAATCCAATTTCATCAGTGCGCCTTGATCGATTGCCGGATTGCCCATGTACCGGGCAATCAAAACATCAAGCAGGGCGTTGTCCTGAGCCGTGGTGTCTGTAGTCAGTTCCGCTGCCGGAGAAAACGCCATAAGCAGGATGTCGCTTGGTGGAATGTTTTTCTCCAGCATTTCGTAACAGGCATTGATTGCGTCCTCGTCCAAGTGTGGAGGAACCTCGAACGGAATCATAAACGGAGGCAATTCAATGTGCGCCTTTTCAAAAGCGTCAACAACCTCGCGCCGAGCCCATTGAGCGTTAGGGCTCTGCATTCTACCAATATCAATCCTCGTTTTCAAATCTGCTGCCGCCTTTAAGTTCTCGGGGTGACAAATGCCGCGTTGCATCCGTTCGACGCCGTGAGAAAACTGTTTAGAAAACCGCATCAGGATTCCTTGGCGCAATTGATTTTCAATGGCGGCAACCCGGTTGACTTCGCTGGCTGTTTTTCTGGTTTGGGTTTCCACTGGAGACCCGGGAAGAAAAGTTCCGACCTGTATTTCAGCGAGCTGACTTACGAATTGATCGAGGCGCAAAAAGTCCTCTACGTCGGCAGGCATTGCAGTCTGCTGCACCTCAAATCCCTCCGCGATGTAAGCAATCGGATGATTGACGGTAAGCGGGGCTGCCCCGGGCTTTGCGTTGGGCGTTTTCTTTAGCAGCAACAGCCCTTTAATGTAGCTGTTATCAACGACGAGGTTTCTGGCTTTATCAACCGCAACGTGCGTGTTGTAAAGGTCTCGCCCTGCGCCCCTTGAGGACATCAGTCCGCCGGATCCGACCTCAACCGCAAACAGCGAAAGGCACTCCGACATTTTGTTGTACCGATCGACCTGCGTGCAAATTTCGTACCCGGCCTTGTCGTCGAACAAATACCTCGAGATCTTTCCGTGCGGTTCCCGGACAAGGATTTCTCCAAGCTCAACATACTTAGCATCAGTCTCGTACGAGGCGCCGTAGCTCCCTTCCCGGTTCCAGTCTTCAACGCGCCGGGCGTCGTCGTTAGAGTCCAAGGTTCTGCCCGCTGGGGTAGCGTTGTTAATTGAGCGCACCAGATTATTGATGTGCCATCCGGCAAGCATGGAGTGTTCGGGACGCTCCAAAATAGGCAACAACTCCGCAATCTGATATCTCCGTTTACGCGCCCAAATAGGCGTTTCATCAACGACTTGCGGCGTCTCAATGCTGAAAAAGGTATAGTCCTGTCGCAAAAATTCCGGCTTCCAATCCCGGGTGTCATCCCAAGTCCAAGCGCAGTATCCAAAGACCGTATTTTCATGCACTGTCTGGCTCAATAGGTCATCAAATCCAGCCCATCCACGGATGCATTTCGTAATCACCTCCCGAAAGACTTTTGTCTTATTCTCGGCGTCCAAGGAATCAATTGGGTACTTTGCAAACGTAAGCGTCGGCGCCATCTCAATAACCTGCTTGAAAGGAGGCTGGATGCGACTGCACATGGTAGACAAAAACCCAGTCGGACGATTGCTCCTCCAGTTTTGCCCCATGCTCTCGAGCTTTTTTTGCGCGTATGGCGGCTCATTGTTGAGCTTCCGTTGAATCAACTGGTTCTTCCTGTTGCGCTCAAGATTCTGTTGCTTTAGGCGCTTGTAAGAAGAGTGGGCCTGCTCCGCATTTTTAAATGTGCGGCGAACCTGTAGCGTCTTTGGATCGACCGTTTCAGTCGTGCTTGAGCTTGGATCCCGGACATCGAGATCTAAAATCCGGGGCTTGTCGGCTCCCGTCTGAACTCGCGGCGCCTTGTCGGCGTACGAATTTGTAACGACCGGGTTAAGAGGCTTTGAAGAATCGCTTGCCACAGGTTTTTATGGTTAAGCGGCAGGTTCGGACTCAGGTTCAATCGCAACCTCTGACGCCTGTTCTTCTTCAACCGGGACAGGATCAGGTAATGCATCGGGAGTAAATAGAGGCGTTGGCTCTTGTGCTGGAGTGGCCTCTGGGGCCGGAGCAGAAGCGGGAGCGGAAGGCGCCGACAAAAGCCAGCAGAAGTCAGGAAGCCCAGCAGCGGGAGTCAAATTCTCGGCGTCTAGGAAGACAGCGGTTCGAGCGTCAAATCTGTTTACAGAGCACCCGCCAAGATTGGCAGAGTGATAAACGTCCCGGGCCTGCCGGACGGTCGCCAACTGGCGCTCGACAGTAGAAACGCAAGTGCGGCAGGAGGACTTCCAGTTTGTGTTGTTAGGACACTGCTCACAGATGGCTGCCCTTGCATCTGCAAGCTCATCAGAAACCATGTTGTACCCCTCGCCGCCGAGAAGGTTCATCGACCAAACCCGGACATCGTCCAGCAAAAGAGCCGGGATCTTCTTTTCCTCGGAAGCAACGTGCGTAAAAATACCACAAAAGTGAGGCCATCGGGAGCAAATGTATTCGTCCACGTCGGCTTCAACATCGCCTTGCGGGAGGTTGTTGTTCGCCCGGAAGGTCTCGACCGCAATTAAAAGCTGGTCATACCCACTGGCATCAATTCGCACGCCGTCCTGCTCATAGTGCCAGCCGCTGGGTGGAAACATTCCGATCGTCGGTTTCATGCCGACATTTATCCTACCCAGTGTTCAATTTCGCAACACTTTTGTGTTCAATTTCTGAACACAATTTATTTTTCCAGCTCGTGACACCGGGAGTGGGTCTCACACAAAACGAGCAGACCCAGCCCCTTTACTTTAAATTTTTTTGACGTAAGTGTGTCGCATCGAACGAACTCCCCCGGGGAAAACACTTCGACGTGAGAGCACCGGGACAATTTTGGAACCTTGGGTGCCTTTTCTGTTTTGGGCGCCTTGTAATCTTTCATTTCTTTAATCCTTTTCCTCAAAATCCCCGTCAATCACCTTGAACAGGTCTTCGTGCATGATTGAAATAGAGTTGATTGAGCTATCTCCTTCTTCAGACAACCAAACATCTAATACGTTTGATATGTGAGGTTTAAACTCCTCAAGCGTCTTTCTGATAATTCCAGAAACTATTTTGTGCTGCTGGTCTTCCGTGCAGCACCTGAATGCGGAATAAAATCCCGGGTTCTCCTGCTGGAACTTAATAACCTCCAGTCGAATGGTGTCAAATATGGCGTCGTGGATATGAAGTCCAATATCCATAAAGTCAACGGCGCTACTGATTAATGAATTTACCTGCTTTTCTGTTAGCTTGATCATAATTAATTTAATTTTCCCGGCGGAATTACCGGGCGGCTTAGAATTCAACAAAAATCGAGGAATCGTCAACGACGCTTTCGTAAGGTTTTTCCCGGGGCTCAGGCTTGGGAGCGGTCATAGTCGGAACAATTCCAGCCTTTTGGCGCACCAGATAAACCAAAATGGACAGAGAATCGAGTTCGTCGGGGGATTTTGACCGGGTGCGCTTACAGTACTCCTGTTTGCTCTCCACCCGGACGAGCCCTTTCCCCTTTTGTTTATAGCGCCGGGCAGTGGCTTGCTGCTGCAAAGCTTCATTTCGGAAGGACGGGACGATCTTGATCCACTCAAACTCCATGTACCGAGCAAGGCCGAAGATCAACTCGGTGACGACGCCCTGATACATCTCGGAAGCTTTCTTGGAGTCCTCCCCAAGAATATGGGTATCAGACGCCGCCCATGAGTAGTTGATCCCTAGCACTTCGCTGCCAAAGGTAGAGACCAACACGTCGTGGATCCCGGCGCCGTTGCCCGTGCGGTCAACCGCAAGCCAGCCCGGGGAGATCTTCATGCTCTTGCAGAACTTTGCGATCGCCCCGGCCTGCTCGAGGGTCGGAAGCTTCGGGAAGTTGATCTGCCCATCCAGTTGGAGCATGGTGCGAACGCCGCCCAAATGTGGGCGAAAGACGCCGTCCTGAGCCGTCCAGCCGTCAGAAGTCCCGATTCTCCCGTGAGAGCAGACAACCTGATCGTTCCCCTCGAGCGCCAAGTCGAACGCGGCGCAAGGGATGGTCGGGCCAATGAAACGGACGACGCCTACAGTGTTGTCCACCATCCCCGGGGTGATAACGCCCATCGCAACCCCCTCGTCCGGGAACCATCCCCGGGCCATAGTCAGAGCCTCGGCAGACTTGCCCTTTGCCATGTAGGACATAAACCCGTCGTAGGTTTGAAGCCCGTGATAGACAACCTTCTTCTCGAGGACGTTCTCGCACCGAGCGGCATCTACCCGGAGAATCTTGTACCCGTCCCCGGAATCCCACTCGTGGTCGTCCTCTATATCCACAGAGCCCCACCCGGCAACAGGCTTGCATCGGCGCCCAAACTCCGAGGTCTGATCCTTCGGGTTCGAGGCGCCAAAAATCTTGATGCGCCCCGGGTTTGACCAGTCAGCGCTCGAGAGGATGTTGTTAATGCCCTCCCATACCCCGGCGCCCACTTCCTCGGCCTCATCCACGACGACGTGCGTGCGCGTCAGGCGCCCCCACCGGGGATGAGAAGGGCCGAAGCGCGGCATGGGATGGAAGCCTCGAAGAACCCCGTGCCCATGCTCTCCCTTGGGAATTGCGACGAGGTGAATTCCTTGTTTCTTGTCAGAGGTGACGGCGATCGATGCGGATACCTCGTCAGACCCGTCCCCGGGCCGGACAAGCGCCTGACGGTGAAACGTCTTAATGTTGGCGAAAATGTTCCGGGTAGCGTGCTCCCGGGTCTGAGAGATCACCTTGATGCTGGTATGTGCCGGATCTCGGAACCAATCGAGGTAGAACCAAGCAGCGGCGCCAAAGGATTTGCCCATCGACCCGGCGCCTTGAATCAAGACCTTGTCGTGCTCGAATAGACAGCGCCAGACGTCAGCAGAGGCTCGAGGGCGCCAGTTGTACACGTCAGCGCCCCACAAGATGGTAGCAGCGGCCTCGAACTGGTCATTCTCGAGCAGAGCCTGCACATACTGAAGCATCGTCGCCCGGGCAGTCTCAAGCGTGATCCGAGCCCCATCCGGGGGACGAGAAGACGCCGTCTGTAGAATGTACACGACGGCGTCTAACAATCCGCGATCCTCATCTGCATCAACGATGCGGCGCACCTCCTCCGCATGGGCAATGCATTCCGCTACCGTCTTGTCCTCGTGCTGCATGGTTTAAGCACGCAGAATAGGGCAATTTGGATAACGCCTACGGGGCGTCACATAAGCCATAGGAACCCCGACAAGCCTTCCGCCGATAGTCTGCACCTGAGCGTCGTAACGGACGCGGACGCGGACAATCCTGCCGCTCGTCATGTCCCGAAACGTCGCCCGGGATCTCGTGGTCTTCAAGCAGCGATACGGAGTAATGCCCGTAGAAGCAGCGGCATTCTGTACCTGAGTCGAGCCAACAGACGTGCCGTAATAGGCGCCGTCAGGTGATGCCACAGATACAGTGGGAGACGCGGTGTAAGTAGTGCCTCGAACAAATGCGTTTTTCATAGCGCACACAAAATACCAGCGTTCAAAAATAATACAATCCCGCGCACCCAAAATCACCTCCCCTAATTAAGCTGCCTAAAAAGGGGTGGTAAAAAATTTAGGATCCCTATTTCGATAGGGGGGGTCTAATTGGGGTAGGGGGGTCAACTTTTCAAAACATGGACGTAGCGCCTGAGTGGGTGGGCGGATCCCTTTCGCACCTGCTCGCTGCTGGGGCGCATAGGGGGGCCGGGTGGTGGTGCCCTCCGACGGGAAGCGCAGAGGCGGCAGCCTTGGCAAGCACGAGCGCACAGAGGCGCATGGTGCATAGAGGCTGAGCTATAGCCTCTTAAAGGATGATATCGGAATGTGAACCATCGGTTCGATATCGAGCGATTCGCCTCTGTCCCGGCGGCCACCGACACGCACATCATCCAAAGTCGGGATGACCCATCCCGTCGCATCAGCCCACTGCACGACGAGCAGGAATGGAACGCCGTGCGCCAATGCGAGACGCTGCCCGGCCTTAACCTTGGCAAGGCTCACGATGTAGGTTGGATACTTCTGCCGCTCAACCCGGCGGCACTTAACCTCTGCCCATGCCTTGATATCCTCTCCTCGGAACAGGGCGTAATCGACCCGGAACTCGACTGGCAATTTGACTGGAATGACCCTCCAAGCCCGGGAAATGGCTATAGCAACTCCTTGCTCATTAAGGAGATCTGACTCCGACTCATGCCACTGACGCCTGCCAATTCCACATGACACTGATTGTATTGGGTTATGGGTTAAATGCCTCGAGTGAGGCTACTTACGCTTACCTCGTTTTGGAGGCGGAACGAGGTCGTCCAATCTCGGCTTCGAGAGGTCAACTTCCCGGGCATTCTCAACTTTGAGAAGAGCCTGCTCTCGAGGCGCCGAGGGACGCTCCACGACCTGAACACTCTCCCCGGGAATGTCTATCGTCTCACCGCTCAGGAAGCCTCTAGGAGCGAATTTATCGCCTCTGCGATACAGTTTGAATGTGACTGCCAGCCCGGGATCCTGACGCTCTGTGACAGGCTCCAGCTCCCCGGCAAGCTTGGCATCGATCTGAAGCGCCAGTAAGCGGTCGAAGTGAATCTCGGTGCCAGCAGGCTTCATCACGGTCTTCGTAGGTATCTCCCCGGCGATCATTTGCCTGAGCAACTCACGCTTCTCGTCGAGGGCGCACAGAGACCGGGAATGCACCTCGGTCTGAATCTCAGCGATACGCTCCTTGATCCCGGGACGACGGTACAACGAATAGCCCAGCTCCTTCGGACGGTTAACGTGAGGATGGGTTTGCTTGTACGCCTCTGTCCGGCTTAGCCCTTCAGCGACTAGCCAACAGAAGCGCTCTTGGAGACGGTCGTCGAGGCGCGGCATAAAAGAAAAAGAAGGAACCGGGAGCGGGAAACGCGAGAGGGGGCGCCACTCACAGAGGCGTACGTTCCCACGGTGTATTATTTTTGTACAGTGTATAATTATACTACACACTAGGCAATTATCTGTCGCTGATAGGCATAAATTGCCGATAATTAGTCTGAGCTTGACAGTGTACCTCAAAACCCCCTATGTACCCCATTAAATATTCCCTTTGATGTCTGTATTGAAGTGTTTATCTACCTCGCTCTTCTTGAGCTTAAAGATCCCGGCGAGCGCTGGGTTCTCCCGCATGATAAATCGAGCGTAAGGTGCGGCGAGCGGGTCTGATATCTTGAATGCGCTTTCGGTGCGTACGGTTTCGATATTGGTTCGCCAGCGCAGAACCTCGAAGAGCATAGCGATACTGATGTTGCGTGCTCCTGCCCGGGAAGCGGTGAATGCCATCTCGGTGAGCTTGACTGCGACGTGCGGGTTCGCCTCGTGATACCGGGTAAACTTTTCCATGAGAGTGAGCCGCTTGTCTTCCTCGGGCTCTGGCTTATCAAAGTTGAATTCTGGCTGCCCGCCGTTGAGCCAGTGATCTGGATCGTGAGGGTCATTCATAGTCTGTTTCTGTACACTCCTGACCACCTTGTTTAGGTGTTTACTCTGTAGAACCGTACTTTCGTACGATTAATAGGGAAGGGAGCGGGGGTGGGTTAGGTATTCTGATAGCGATCGAACTCAAGCCTCCCCACTGGATACAAGCTCTGTCGCTTTATAGCTATGTGGCTTTGTAGCTATGTATCGATTGGGTGAGATGCGGATGCTCCTCATCTGAATGTCCTGTAGCTGAGTGTGTGTCCGTTTCGATCGAGCCAAGCCCGGCAGGCTTTAAGAACGCTCGTGGAATCGCAATCTGGCCTGTAGGAGGCGACGAGGTCTGGGTGAGCGACGCTGACCCTGTAATGATGCCCCCGGAAGCCGCCTTCCTTATCGATGGCAGGAGGCGCCGTGTTGACGTGCAAGGCCTCCCGGCGTGCTGATGTGTCAACCTTGCTGTCGTCCTTGTGGGGATCCACCCAGAACCCGGCTCGTTGAGTCAGGGTCATCATTTGGTGTCCTCCTTGGGAGCGAAGATCTCCACCAGTGTTTTGCCGTTGCTGAGGGCTTCCCGGGCGATGTCCCGGACGGCGTCCATGCGGTCGGGCAGCGAGATGACCCAATCGCAGTCCCGGAGGCGCTCGAGGGCTGCCTCGAGCTTCTGGATGCGAGCGGCTGCCTCGAGCAGCAATGCGTCGGTCTGTGCTTCATCGATTGGAGACATCTCCCCGCAATCCCCAGACCACCTCTTAGGAACGTATACGCACCCGCTCATCAGGCGTGTAGTGAGATTCATTTTTCCTCCTTCACGAATACTCCCCCGGGAAGCATTTTACCCTTTCGGTCTTTGATTGTTTCGTACGCTACGTTGAGGCAATCCACTAGCGTGGTGCCCTTGATCTCGCATAGGTTAATAAGGCAAACGACGGTGTCTCCCACCGCATCCACAAGCCCGAGATGATCGTCCTTTGCAATTGCGTCCGCCAGTTCACCCATTTCCGACGCCGCTTTAAGGTACTGCGACGTTGCGGTGGAGTTTTGGATGATTCCACGGTCGCGTGCCCAGCGCACAACCTTGTCTTCGAGGTCTTCGTATTTTGGCGCCTCGGGCGACGTCGGCCTATCGGAGAGCGTCACCTTGTTCGAGCGATGCATGACTGCGCGAAAGTCGATGCTACTACTGAGCCCGGCTTGCACGGCGGCATATTGGAATTCTCGGACGATGGATCTGAGTTCTGTTTCTAGTTCTGTTGGCATGGTTTGATTTTGATAAATGTTGGAGTTGCCGGGCCTACATAGGCGCCGATGATGTTGAAGTCGAAGTACTCGAGCGCCTCGTCGTGGGTCATATCCCGGCAAAGGATTTCGATGACCTTGTCGAGGTCGTAGATGGCCTTGCATTGACTCTCGAATCCCATTTGCACGCCCACAAAGGCTTCGTCAAAGCCGTCGAGCGTGAGGATGGGTGCTTGTTCTGGGTCGTCGTATTCTTCAAGGAATTCTTGAATGGTCATTGGGTGATGTTAGTTTGGAATCTCAACCAGTAAACGCCGGGCGGCGTTTGGTGATGAACGGGAAAACCCCCGGCCCGTCATGTGACGGTGTCCGGGGCGTTTCATTTACTCGCCGTGCTCGAGTTCATGGGTTATCTCGCGCACCCGCTTCTCGGGAAGTTCCCCGGCAAGGCGTGAGGTTAATTCTGCGAGCGAGTCGTGTTGGTGCCGAATGAACGCCAACATTTGGCGCATCGACAGCATCACGCTGTCTTGATCTTCGAGGGTATTTTTAAGCTCCCGAATCTTTCTTTGAAGCGATGCAATGCTTGGAGGTTTCTTCATGGAATATCTGGCTCAGGAGTGTTGTCCCATTCTTTCCCGCAATCGAGGCAATGCGACTCGTACTGACACTTTGCCACAACGACGCCCCTACACTCGGGGCACTCCCATTCCGGCTCTTCGTCCCGGGGATCTGAATCTCCGGGGAATCCTGTGCTTAACACGCGACACCTCCAAGCAGCGCACGCATCCCGGCGCCGTAATAGGCGTCCTTGATGCGGTTGATGGTATCAGATGATACCCCGGGAAACCGGGATTCCCGGAAGTCCTGAGAGACGTGCTTCTCACCGACGTACACGAGCCCTTGCGGAACGTCCGGGGTAGGCTGCCTGACAGATCGGTAGATGATCAGGTTGCAGTCCTGATCCATCTTCCCGATAAAAATCCCGTCGTCGTAAATGGTTTTGGTTGTTCTCATTTTTCTAAACGAATCTCGGTTGCTGATACCAGCATCACCGCTGTCGCGGCCAGTATCAACGCAACTGCGACCAAACTTTCGATCGGGTTCATGTATTGCCCGTAGAAGCGGATAGCCAGAGCGTCTGCTAGGCAGAGCGCGAATGCGGAGAAGAAAACGAAGTATTTCATGCTTTGAATAAGGTGAAGAGGATTGAGGTGAATTCTGTTGAGACGACTATCTTCCGGCCTGCCGGATGACGAATGTAAGCAAAGGGGGTAATTCCCGCGCACTGGAGCACCGTGACGGCTTGTGTGGACTCGCAGTCGATGTCGTAGTCGTACTGTCGGGTCAACGCCCTCTTGTGCCCCTCAAACGTGATTTTGACGCGCTGCTTTAGGGTCTTGGTGGGCTTCAATAACTTGACGCTGATGATGTGCGCCGTTGGAATCTTCCGGGCATCCCCGGCAAATAACACGGCGCCCAATTCTTCGGCGAAGGTTTGTTTTGTTGGTTTGGTCTTCATTTGAGTCGTGCGAATACGGTTGGCTTTTGGTCGATGGGCAATTCCCGGAGAAGGGCGTTGCAGGCTGCCTCGTGAGCGAATTTGGCGCTGTCTTGGTTGCCCGTGTAGATGGCTTCATCAATCTGGTTAAAGTTCTCGTCCTTTGTTTGGGTGACCCATGAGGTCGTGCCCCGGTCGTACCAAGTTTCCACAAAGCGCCCTTCGACGTTACAGTGGATTTTGATGTAGTGATGTTGGGCGGCTGATCCTAGTGACATAATGAATTAATGAGGTGATCGGAGCGGGATTGCTCCCTCCTCCCTTCTGATCGGGCGACCAGAAGGGAGACGGGAACCATCGTTACTCAACGCCAAACTTGGCAACAAGCTCAGCGTAATACGCTTTGAACGCTTTAGTGTTCTTGGTGCCCACCTGCTTGGCGATGCATTCGAGTAGAATGTAAAGCGCCCGGCCTTGTGGCGCATGACCCTGAAGTAGCCCGGTTGAGATGGAGCACAGAAAGCCGCCTGCAAAGCCTTTTGTCCATGCGTCGAGGGTAGAGTCGCCAACTTCGCTTAGAAGCGCCTTGGCGAGGCTCTCAGCCGCTGCTTCGGCAGCTTCGCGCTCGGGGGCGAGCAGCGCCTTTGCGAACACTTGCGTGCGTGCGGAGTCGGTGTCGGGCTTGAAGCTTTGGTTGGCAAACCATTCTAGGTAGCCTTTATCTTCCGAGTACACCTCGACGACGTACTTCCCGGCGTGCTTACCCCCCTGAAACTTGGAGAAATCGGTGGAGGCGACACGAGCCGCTTCAGCCGCCCGGCGGGCTTCGGCTTGCTCACGAGAGATGCGTGCGATCTCATCGAGATCAAAGTTGACCACGCCGCTGAATTTGGCGTTGGGGTAATTCTTGGAGAGGTACTCCCGGGCGGAGTTGAGCGCCTGTGCCTTGTCAGTGCTCAAGTTCTTAATGTAGACCGAAGCGTCGTCGGATTCGGTGGATACGTTGCCTTCGTCGTCCCTGATATGGCGGGTACGAGTTCCGTAAGCCTTGAGTGTATAAAACCCATTTTTGTCACCAGTGGAGATGCCAAAGTGATTGATTCTGATGAGGTTGCCGTAGATGTCAGATAGGATGATCATAATAATTTGATGTAATGAATGGAACCGACAGGCAGAAGAATGAGCCAGCCGGGAATCGCTGTCGATCTGTTTTTTTAAAAAATCTGACAGCGATTCCCGTAAATACCGCTCAATGATGGTCTTGTATTTGGTTGTTTCTTTTGAAAATAGCCGCTTTCCGGCGGATATAATCATTCACTGCACGCCTCCCGGCGCATGGTTGGCAGGGGCAAACCTTTGAAAACGTGGCAATTATCGCCGCCCCGTCTTGAGGCCCGTCTACGATATTCATACTCATGTTCAACTCTTCCACGCCGTTATGCACCGTCCACCCTGCCACTAGCGATACGAGTTCCCGGACGTCTTCCTCGGTGACTGGAGGGATGTTCATTATTCCTCCCCCTCCCATTGCACGTCGTCTACCCAGTGCTCAGCTATTTCGCTCCAGTTGATGCGGTTGACCGCTCCGATCAGGAGGTCTGCGACGAGCCCGGTCGCCTTGTCGTCCGGGTAGAAGATCTCGTCACAGTATTCCTTCAGGGCGTCCGCCAGCGCTGACACCTTTTCAGACTTATATTCCTCATCGCTTTGATCGTCGCGCTCAGGCGCTTCCAGTTCTTCGATCGGGCACTCCTCAAGCCAAAGAGGCACCAACCAAGTTTCTCTGTTTTCCCAGCCGTTATAGTCGCTCATTTTGTGTGTTTTCTATGTTTAGTGTTATGCCAAAAGTTCTGATGCGTACCCGCTAAAGTGAGCCCCCCGGGCGTTCCCAAGCAAGTCGGCAAAGTCCCGGAAGTCAAACTGAGAACGATGCTCCCGGATGTACCTGATGCGCTCCGCCGTCGAGTAGCAGTCCGCCCAAACGCGCTGAGCTTCTTCCTCCTCACGCCTTGACCAGTCTTCCTCATCCAGCACCGGGTAGTCCTCGAGGGAAGTGTGAATCTCAACAGCGGTGTCGTATTCCGGCGTGCCTTCCCGGACGCCGATGTACTCAATCCAGCCGCAAGCCCAATGCCCGATGCGGACAACCTCTACGTTCTCGCCCTCGCCTCCGAGTTGCTCGAGCGCCGTCTCGAAGTTTGAGTTTGAGAGCAGATCAGAGTCCCGGTTGCGGGCGACCAGCAAGCCCCAGCCCTCGTCCGGGAGTTCCCCGGCGAAGTTGGACAGCGAATCGAGGCCAGTGGGGCTGGAAACAGCCTTCCTGAGCGAAGGCAGGGAGAATTCGTTTTTATTCATGGATGTTGGTTTTTATAAGAGTGAAAGAAGGGGAGGGGAATTTTTGTTTTATTCCCCTCCCCGGTGAGTTTGTTAGGCTTTAGCGGCCTCGTGAGCGGCTTTAGCGAGGAGGTAGCCGTTGTTAAGGGCTTCGACCGTTTCGGCGTATTCGGCGAACCCGAATTCCCGGAGCTGGCTGATGAGCTTTGGCACAGAGTTCACGTTGCTGCCGCCAGCGGTGACAAACTTTTTCAAGATGGCGTTATCCAAAAAGATAACCCCCGGGTTCGCCGCAAAGAAGGCTGCCTTGGCAGCGTAAAACTCGACGTTAGCAACCTCTTCAACCGTGCTACGGTAGAACTCGATATCCTTGGTCAAGGCACGCTTGGCAGCGACTACCGCTTTGCCGAGCGCCTGAATGCCCTTGCGAGCGCCCTTTACGGCCTGCTCCTTGGCTTCCACTACTTCGACCGGGATCAGCGCTGCTGGCGCCCATGCCGCGATGCGTGCCTCAGCGAAAGGAACAAACCCAACATTTGCCCAGTACTGCTCCCCCTTGGCTCTCCAAGCCGCTTCTGCCTGCTCGTCTGCAACCCACTGAGCGGAGCGCTCCACCTTAGCCCGGTTGTAGCCAGAGGTGAACCTGCCGGGCGTCGTGCGCTTTGGAGCGGGCTCTTCAACGTAGTTGGCGATACTGATCTTGATGCTGGCGAGCACGGAGACCAGCAGGTCGCAGGACACTTCGTAAGGAAGCTCATTGCTGCCCCGGCAAACGCCGTTGAAGAAGCCGTACTTGACGTCGTAGCCGTGCTTGGCGAGGTAGCCGCCGGGAGCCTTTTGAAGGCTGCCACAGAGCTGGCAGGAGCCGTAGTGAGTCGCGGAGCGGGAGGAGGAGGTGGATGTAGTTGTCATTTTTAATGTATTGATGAGGTTGACCGACAAGCAGGAGTAAATCAGAGGCCCGGATTTCTGTACACCACTTTTTTTTAAAAATCTTATATGTGCCTACGCAAACTGCTCGCAGCAAGCACTTCAGTGGTTTTATTTTTTTCACAAAAAAGGCCGACAGAACAATGTCTGTCGGCCTTCCCGGGCGTTGTTTTTAGTTCAGAGCCTTCAGGGCTTGGTTCAGGTCGTGATAGAGCCCCTGCCTTACTCTCCGGGCGTTGCTAAGCTCCGTGTCCAGAAGCTTTTCTGCTTCTGCCTTCACCCGGTTAAAGTGCGCCTCAGCCGTGTTGCGAGCCTCAGCGGTGATGTACTCAGCCCGCTGCCGGGCCTCAGCTAATGTCAGCACCGGGACAAAGTCAGAGCGGAGATCCCGCTCCAGCTCGTCGATGATCGATGCCAGCCAAGACCCAAGGTAAGACGCTGCCCCGAGCGTTTTTGCGGCTTCCCGGAGGATTGCGATTTCGTTGTCTTTAGTCATAAATAAAAAAGTTGATGGTGATTTCGGACGAAGTCGAATTAGACGCCGATCTGCTTCGCTATAAGATTGGCACCGTCCCACTTAGCGTTGAATGAGTGGATCCAGTTAGACTCGCGGTCTCCGATCGGCCCCTGAAGTTCGTAGACGTCGATGATGAACTCAGAGACACCTTCCGGGAGGTGATCAATCGGGCAGAACTCCCGGCTCCCAGTCTTTGGGCAGTTATACGCGGCCTCGAAGCGATAGGAGCCCGGGCGGGAATATGCAGTGGTCTTCTTGAATGCGCGGAATGCTTTGAGCAGTTTCATAATATAATAATGGATGGATG